GTAAGAGCGCGGTTGGCGCTGAGGTATTTTGGCGCGAAAGTGAGGAATAACTCAACAGCGAAGCAGTGATTTGCGGTGGTTTTCCACAGCTTTCTCCACAGGTCAGTTGATTAACTGTCCATCGTAGTTAGGTAGCAACGCCGCCGCCTTCACCTCTATCCCGCCCTGTCATATGTACCCATCCCACCCTTTCTTTTTTTCTATACGGGTTATCAGTCGGACGGCTGTTGTAAGAACACTCAGGTAAATCTATTCATTTTCGGTGTAAAAAGTGGGCCGGTGTAAAAATCGGCGCATAAAAAAAGATCTGGAGTAGTTAATTACCCCAAATCACAAAAAAATAAAAAATTTTATATTATTAAATGCTGATATAAAAATTTATAGCCCAAAATATCACAAAAGGGGGTGCTTACCCCAAACTTTTAGCCCAAATGCCCGGTCTTTGTTCTAGATGCCTTGTCCTGGGCGCTGGCCTGGGTCACGTGCGCGTTGATATTCGCGTGATACCTGGAATGCATCTTCCATCTTCTTTGTATCTGGGAGTTCACGGGCGAGTTCCCGACGAGCACCGTTGATAAATGTTTGTGTTTCTAGTGGACTTTCGCCTGCCGAAGATCTTTTCTGGGCTTGATCTGCAATCGCAAGTAATGCAACGGCTTTTTCTTTCTTTTCGATGCCGCTTAAACCGCGATCCATGGCAATACTTTCAAAAACCAATGAATACATCCTATAGCTAAGAAATTTTAGGCCTTAAAATAAATATATTCAAACAATGTTGTCAATAACTTTTTCATCATGCTGTCACCTGCTGATTACGCCGCTTATTCACGGGCTACTGGACTGGCTTACCCCCAATCAGACGAAGAAAAAGCAGGGATGTACGGTGATGTTCGTGATTTTCGCCGCAATCAACTAAAAAAAGACGATGGTCCTAACCTTGCCGGGACAATGGCTATTGGCGCAGCCGCAATAGGTGGCATCGCAGGTGCAGGGCTACTTGGTAGAAAACTGTTAGCAAATGCCAGGAGGAATCAAACCCCATTAGGAGCTAAGACCGAGGGAGCCAGCGGCCAACCTGGGAAACAAGGAGGGGATTTAAGCGATCTTGCAACTGTACGCCGTATGGCTACGGCAGATATTCCTCAAACAGCTGCAAGTAACTCATTCACAAACTCTATTGTACGTGAAAACGCGCAAGGACCGCGAACAAATTCATTAAGTGAGCAATTCACCGCCGATAATATTCAAGCGGGGGCTGAAAGCAAAGCAAAATCTAATGTTGCTACAGGATCTGTCTCAGGGTTAGCAGTACCGGGCAGTGGCTTTAGACAATTCAGTCAATCAGCCGATCAGATTGCAGGCGAAGCGGCAACTCCGCAGATCGTAGAGAAAAAAATTACATTTCAAGATGCATCACCGGCACCTGCGACTCGTTCTCAACAAGTAGCTGCTGAATCCGCAGAACAGAGAGCAAAGAACTTTGCTTCTGCCTCTGTTGACACAATGGTTGACATTCAAGAGAACAGAGAGCCGATCATTAAGGTTCAATCGACTGATGCATTAGATACTGCAGGCGATCAACTGGATAATAAGTTTGAATCCGTTGTTCAACGTGATACTGACTCGATCTTTAAAGGTAAGCAAGCAGTTGCCTCCGAATTAAAGTTCACTGCTAAAGATTTGCTCAATTCACAGTTGCCAATGGATGAAGCAACCGATCGAATCATGGCAGCAGCTTCTGCAGGTAATGAAACTGCCAATATGCTTCTTGATCCCAATGTGCCTACCCGTCAATTGGCACAAATGGGTGTATTAGGTAGTTCGATGAAGATGGATAAGGCATCAGGTCGTGTTGAAGCTAATCCAACGTATGAGATCAAAGGAGGTGCTGGTGCATCGATGTCTGACCGTCCATCAAAGGCGCGAAAGCTAGTTGGAGCCTCTGTTGATGACGAAGGTGCTTCTAATTACGGTGATTTGTATGGATCTTCTGATGGTGAGTACCTTGATCTAGATACAGGCGCTGGTATTGAAGGGTCTGCTTATCTGAAAGAAACTGAAGGCTACAAAGAGCGTACCAATAAGGGGAAAACTTTCTTAGCAGGTAAAGTACAAGAGATGACAGGTTCTGTTCCTGGTTCGTCAAGACAAGAACGCGTTATTGATGAATTCATACCTATTCGTCAAGTACAAGGCGAGGAAAGTGCTGGTTATGTTGTTAGGCCAAGTATCCCTAAAGAAGAGCAATTTGCTTTAAGGTCTAAACGCCGTGTTGGCGCTGAGCCACGCGTTCAAGCAGGAACCGAAGGAGAAGATTTAAATGTTACTGGCAGCAGATTGATTGGTAACTTTGAAGCACCAGAATCTACTCCTTTCTTCCAGTTTGACGATGAAGTTGGTGTCTTGGTTTCAGATGAGGGTTTTATCAATCCCACTATCCGAGGTCGTGGCATTAAAGATTTAAAAACAGCACAGAACATTCCTTTGACAGGACGTTATAACCCTGGGGATGATCGCTTAACAACTCAGCCTTATATGCTGTTCAATACAATCAATACTGAAGCAGGAGAGAAGAGTGTAAAGCAGCCCATCTATGGACCCCTTCTTCAGACTGTTAAAAATGAAAAGGGCGAACGTCGTGCTGTACCAACTGCTTTAAGTCGTGCTGAATTGTCTGATGCAGCAGATCGAGCTTCTGCTGAATTCATGGATCCTTCTGTACAACGTGCGTATCTTGGTGCAACAGATCCTGAATACTTAAAAATTCAAGAAGGCCCGATTGAAACACGTCCTTTTGATCGAACTGGTTATGTTGCAATGCGTTTGAATGAAGAAGCCATTATGCCTGACGGGATGATCAGGAAAGGACAATCTATTGAACTTCCTATCTTGTCAGATCCTTCTGCTAAACATCGTTTTGTTTCTGATATAAGCAGTGGTAGTTATGATTCTCAACAGTATGGCCGCGTTCCATATAAGAAAGGAGCGGAAGCAGAACCTACTGGAGGAACAGAGCGCAAAGGTTTTGGTGGTGTGAATCCTATGGAACTGGAAGATGCTTCCGGGTATGAAGGAAAAGTTGCCTTCCGTACTCCTCGTGTTGAAGGAGGTCGTTCTCTTACACCAGCAGAATCACGCCCAGTAGCAGCACCTTCTAATCCTGTTGCAACTGGCATAGCAGAAACACGAACTAAGTTGGAACAAGTAAAACCAAGTCGTGTCGTGTACGCTCCTGAACCTAGCCCTGATAGCATTGATTCATATGATGTTGGTTCTGTAATGCAACAAACCATGGCACAAGCAGGCCGTCGCCGTGGCTCAAGGAGGAACTGATTATGACAGAAAAGAAAACAAAGACCAAAAACAAAGAAGACAAGGATTGGATTGGTAAAGCAGTCAAACGTCCTGGTAGCTTTACGGCTAAAGCAAAAAAGAAAGGTATCACTTCTGCACAGCTGCAAGCCAACGTGGAAAAAGATCCTGATAAGTTTGACGAAAAAACGCAGAAGCAGGCACGTCTTCGCGAAACTCTTGTACGATTAAACAAAAACAAAAAAGCTAAAAAATAATGCCCATCGATCCGCGCCTCGTTTCTTCAAATCCCAGTAAGGTACTTGAGAATTCAAAGCTTAAGTTCTTTAAGGAAGTAAACATTGACTATGCGGATTCTTTTAAAAAGAAATCGACAGAGCCTCCTTTCACAATTAACCGCTTTGATTCATCTGACTTAAGACGTAAAGTTCAGGCAAAGAAACCAAAGCTCAATCCTCGTCTTAGTTTTATTACAGAAGATAATGCACAGGAGTTCGAGCTGTTTACTGGTGTAGGTAGATTCGATAGTCAGAAGCAAGACCTATATAGTTTTGAAAACGGTAGGCCCAATACAAAGGAAAACTTTACTCAATACCCAGACTACAAACCTGTATGGGCTGATTTGTATTATGCAAGCCCAACAGTAGAAAAACGTGCCAAGAATCCAATGCCTAGCGTTCGTGATCCTGACCCACAAGGAATCATCATGTCACGTGCTGAATCTAAAGCTGAGAAGAATTTCGAAGATGAACTAAGCGTGGCACAGCTAATTAATCCTTCTCCGGAAGCTTCTAAATCTAGTAAGAAGCCAGCTGAAGCAGCAGACAAAAAAGAAGGTGTAGGAGAGAAAGAAAAATAAGTCAGCTTAAAATTAAAATATAGTCGGACATGTTATGGCATACGCTCAGATTGCAAGAGGATTAGGACAAGTCCTAGGTAAAGGATTCCTGCGTAATCTGGGCGGAAAGAAAGCAGTAAAAGAAATTGCACAAGAATCTCTGCTTAGTGGTGGCCTTAACTTTGGTTTAGGCATTGGTGGGCAAGTAATGGCAAACCAGCCTATTGATGTAGGCCAGGCTCTTTTATATGCTGGTGCAGATACATTGGCGTCAGGTGCTTCACTAGCTGGTGTTCGTGGTTCAAGACCAAGACGAATGCGCAAAGTTCAAGTTACAGATCCTAAGACAGGACAAAAGATAATGCAGACAGAACGGGTGCGTTCTAAGTTAGAAACACCTGTAAATATTCTTGCTTCTATTGGATCAAGTATTCCTGTAGGGATGTTAGCGGGTCAAGGTAATGGCAATGCTTTGCAAGGACAAGGAACTACCTTAATTCAAAACCCACAAACAGTTCAGGTAGCACAGCAAAATGCTCAACGTGCTCTTGTCAATATGGATCCTAACCTTATAGCAGGAGCTTATATGCCAGGTACTATGATGCAGAATACAAATGCACCTAGTAGCTCTGCTATGTACCAGCAGTTTTTAAATGATGCTGGAAGGGGTGTTGGTAATGATGCTACATTCCACGCCAACTCAATGGCAATTATGGGTCTGTAATTATGTTGGCAGGATTACGTAAAGGCTGGGAGACAGCTTCCAAAGTAATGCAGAACACAGGTGACTATGGTCACTCAATTATTCCTGCAAATACAAGAAGTAGAGACTTTTATAAAAATTTAGCTGCAGAAGGAGTCACCAAAGAAACACCTGCGCAACTAGCTGGGGCCTTAGGTGCACGGATGGTTACCGACTTAGGCACTGATGGTACACGTAATCTTTATTGGCGCTACAACCATCCCTCTCAAGTTACACAGAAAGGATTTGAAAAAGCAGTAGGGCCTGCAATTAACCAATACACGCAGCCACAGAAAGCTGCTATTGGTTTAACTGCAATTGGTTTACCAGTAGGTGCCTCCCTTGGCACAATGGATCTTACTAATCTGGGAGAGCTTGGAAGACCAAAAGGTTTTGCTCAAAGTTATTCAGAAGTAGGTGCAGAAGATCGCCGTGAGACTGGACAAGTTGTGCCAGAACTTATTGATCGTTTTGCATTAGGCCGCCAGGGGCGTCCTCTTAAATTTGAAACTGCACAACAAGATATTCCTGATTTAACGAAAGAACGTTACAGCAATTATCAAAAGTTTTTGTATAACGAAAAAGGTCCATTAGGTGTTGGAATACTTAAAGGCACCATGGAAAACTTACAGGGTGAACCTGAGATACGACTAGCAGGCTTCCCAGTAGGCCTTCAAGCAGCTGGTGCTGCCGTTGGCGGTACGTTAGGTGTTAGAGCTGCTACAGCTGGTAATACAAAGATTAAAGATACGATTGGAGGACAGCAGGTTTTAAGACCAGGAACTAAAATGCCAGCACGTAAAGTTGTTGGTATTGGTGCAGCAGGTGCTTTAGCCGGTGGTCTGACAGGTAAATTAATCAACATGGCAATTGCTCGTGGAGCACGTAAGGATCTGCCAAGTACTTATGAGTACAGCAATCAGCACAACCAAGCAGTAAACAACATGCTTGCAGAAGGGCAAATTGATGAACAACAGTATCGCGCAATGCTTTGAATTGGTTGCGATAGAATTTAATTAAATAATGTACATAGGCGGATTAAACAATGATGTATGGAACATATGGTGGAGGTGTTCCCGGAGCACCCGGTAATATGGGTGGAGTAGGCGCTCCTGTTTCATTTGCTGGCGGTGTCTCACCTTCAGTGCGCGTTAGTGGTGGTAACAACCCCACAAGTGTTGCAGTTCCAGACATCAGCCTTGGTGGCGGCGGTAACTTAAACAATGCTGGGATGATGGAACGTGCACGAGCCATGACGGGACAGGCTCGGAACATGGCGGACAGCATGCACACTCGTGTCGTTAATAACTCACAACGTGGTGGTTTGTTCCCTAGAGGTGCCTTACTTGGCGGTGCCCTGATGGGTGGAATCGTGCCAGGCGCTCAAGCTATTCAACGAGGTGATGCCGTAGAAGGTGTAGCAACTATTGGTGCTACTGCTGGTATTGCTGCTGGTGTTGGTAAAGCTGCTCAGAGGATAAACAATCCTTACGCCAAGATCGGAGCAATGGCTGTAGGCGGTCTGCTTTCAGGTGGTATTGGCCAAGGCGTTGGTCAGCTCGCAGAAGATGTTGTTGGTGGTATTACCGGCAAAGGATCTAGCGAAGGAGCAGGTCGCAAGCGGAATGTTAAGGATGCAAGGAACCAAGCTGAGGTAATGGAAATCCTTGGCGGTGCAGCAATGCAACCTTATGTTCAAGCAAATATTGAACTTAGTGAAGCTGCAATGAATCAGCGCATTCTTGAAGCCCAAAGGATGCTGCCAACAATTAACCGGATGAAGAACGCTGATTTGGTTCGTCAGCAAGCTATTAATGCTTCTAACACCCAAAACTATATGGCGATGGGTACTGTTGCTACTGCTGGCAAACTTGCACTAGGTGCTCAAGAACAAGCCGGTGCAAACCTTCGCACTGCAATGACTGCTAATCCTTATGCGAATAGCACCATGCAGGCTCCTTCCATTAGCTACTGAGTAAGATGACACGTATTTCCGCTTACGCTTCTCCTTTGATAGGCCAAACTGTTGGCGGAGATATTGACCCTGACATCTTGGCGCGAGCTTCTTTGATTCAAAAAGGGCAAGAGAATGGGTTAATTCCAGAGATGGCAACCCCTGGCAATCCTGTTGCTGTTGAAATTCAACCTTTTCAGACTTATCTAAACAGTACCCAATTAGATACTGGATTGGATGCTACACCTTCTGGTAGTGATCTTCCTGCTACTCCTGAAAGTCCCAAGCCGATGAGCGAGCTGGACTTTTTTGAAAGACTACTGAAGACTCAAACAGATGCAAAGATGTATGAAAATAGCCCAGAAGTAATGAAGGCAAAAACTGATGAAGCCTTAAGACTGATGAATGCAATTGGTGATCGTCAACAGAAATATGGTTGGCAGTCACAACTGGTTGGCTTTGCTTTAAATAAACTGCCAGACATGCTGTCTGCTGGGGCACGTAATCGTAATTACTACTTAGATCAACTAGTAAGTAAAGGTCCAGCAATTAGCCAAGCCGCTTCAAGTATGTATACAGGAGCAGGAACTGGTAATTACTTTGGCAGAGGAGTCTAGTAGCTGTAAAATATTAAGATGGCAGGCCTTAATTCCGCGCCCTCGTCTGTTGCCACTTCTTTCCTGAATCAGACCGCTGGAACCAATACTTCTCAGTTTTGGAATCCCAGCAATATGGCAAACACCTGGGGAATCCAAAACCCGACACCCACAACATCAACAGGAGGTAATATGGTATTTCCATGGGCAGCCGCAGCAACCGTAGCAGCTCCTCTAATCGGAGGTCTGTTCCAAGGCAATGCGCAGAATCAAAAGCGAGAAGGAGCTAAAGAAGCTGTTGGCTTGCAGAATGCCATGCAGCAAGACACGGCATTGGCTGGGTTTGGTGCACAGGAATTAACAAGAGATAATGATTGGCAGAGGCAACTAGCAGGTCAAATTGCGATGCTTGATTTAAGAAATAGTCCAGGTTACATCGCTGACATGTCGAGGCAAGCAGGCTTCGCTGGTTCTCTCGCTGGCCAATCACCGGCAACATTAGCTAGAGCAAATGCAATGTTTGGAGGTTTCGCATGATTTTTGGATTATTTGGTGGCAATAAACCTGCCGAAAGCCCTGAGCAATTAGGTTATGAACCTAATGAGGCTACACAGTACTTAATGGACTACCTTCAAAATGGTAGTAAATTTTCTAGCTCAAACGAAGCCTTTCGAGACAATTTAAACAGCACTTTAGGTACAGAACGTGGAGTTAATGTTGTAGGAGCAGCGTTTGCTCCGCAGATGAGCAGATACGGCAGTGAAGAAGAAATCAATTCTCTTTACAATGCTGCTCGCCTTGCAGGCGCTGCTGACAATCCTAACGAGCTACGTAACTTCACTTCACAATATCTTGCGATGACACCTGCTGGCCAAGCGCAAGACATGAGTCCTTATTACAATAACCAGTCTTACTTGGGAGCAACAGCTAGAGATGCAAAAGGTGAATACGTAGGGCAACGTGTATTTGGAAATAACGAAGAGATGTATACAAAAGCAAAGGACTTGATCGGGACTTCCACTGATTTAGCTCAAAATTATATTGCCAAACTAGGTGCTAAAGGAGGCTTTTCGTAATGACAAGAGTAGGAAAGAGAGAGTATCTAGATTGGGCTGGTGATCGCGAATGCGGTACAGAAGATAGAGCTCTTGAGGTAGCACGGCAAATTGGCATTTCAAATGTCAATAGCCAAAATGATGCCAATCAAATGAATGCTGAGTGTAGGAGGCAGAACAATGAAAACAATTCTCCTTCTCCTTCTCCTTCGCCAGAGCCAGAGCCTTTTGTAGACTCAGGCCCTACTTTTGTTGGTACTAATGCAGATGGGCAGGGCTTAACTGCCGCTGAGTTTGATTTGTACGCCCAACAAACAATGTTTGGGTTGCAGTCTGCACAGCAGTCGCAGATGCAAGATTCTATTAATTCTACTTCGCTAGCAATTCAGAATCTTGAAAATGAAGCTTCTGCTTATGCACAAGACTCAGAAACGGGTCGTAATGTTTACAGCGAAGATGCTGCTAGTTGGCGTACTGACATCAGTACTAAACGCCAGCAAGAATGGACTATGTATGATTCAGCGATGGATTATAAGGCGTCCGTTGATTCTCAAAAAATTAAAGGGGAATACGATGTTAGCCTTCGTAAAATCATGAATGCTGGCAATGAATCTGTAGCCAAAATTCAAGGCGAGTACAGTACAGCTAATACTCGTTTATCAGGTGAATATGATTTAGCAGGTGAGAAAGTTCGTGGTGCCGCTGCTCGTGATGTAGCGCAACGCAATAAAGAAGCAAGCATGTTTGGCAGTTTCTTAGGCGGCTTTTGGTCTTGATTTAAGATGTAGTATCAGTAGTATAATTAGTATAGTCAATTCGTTTATAGCATGTCTAACAACCCAGGCGAATCCAACCTCAATAAAAATGATGCCGCCGTTGACCTTAAGACTTTCCAATCACTTTTGGACAAGCTAGAAGGATCTAAGAAGCGCCAACAGCGTCAGAAATCAGTAGAAGGTCGTCGTGACATCTACAGCCAAGGTCTTGCTTCCATGATGAGCAACTTCTAAGGAGTGGATCCATGGTTGTAGGAGCACCTAAACCCCCAGCAGGACAAGTAGGAGTAACATCAGCTACGCCTAAAAATGTTGATGACACCTACGCAAATGACGATTGGTTTGATCTAGACCAATACAAAAAAGCTGCACAAGTTGCATACGATTTTTCCATTGGAAAGATGGAAAAAAGCGGTGACGAAGAACGTGAAACCATCGGGAAAGGAGCTTTTGAACAACGCAAGTCAGCGGACCAGCAGCAACAGTTCAGCGAAAAAGACGAAGCCAGGGATTACCGCCAGGCACAAAAGGGATATCGATTCTAATATCAATGTCAAAGTCTTTGAACATTGGTTAGATAATTTAGATAGCGCATCGAGAGAGTCTTTTTCTGCTTTTGCAGAAGAGACTTTTTCTCCTATCCAGGTTTATTTATACGCTAAATTCCTGGGGTATGAAAGCAGCATCATTGCTGTGGACCATTGGGTAGCAGCTGTATACCCAAAGCCTGATCATTATCGAGTGCTGCTGCATGAGATTAATGAGATGCAAGAAGACATCCGCAAACTCCGGGAAGACATTGAGAATACTGCAGTCAAGCGTGATGCTGGCGTAGCACGTATTGCTCAAATGCAGAAAGAGCTTCGAGGGACTATTGCCCAGGTTGATTCCTTTGTGTCATCTAAAGATAGAAAAGGATTATTGATGGCAGGAGCAGACCGAGCCTTACGTGAACTGGCTTCTGTGTTTAAAGATGATCCTATTGAAGGGCCTTTACAAGAAGCTTCAATGTCTGTATGGGCTAGAATTCAGTTTGAAGAATAGGTTTATTTAGTGGAAGAATCTGCTGGACCATCTGTAGAATCTTCGTTCACGCATAAGTCGATGAACAATATTTTGCAGACCTTAGATCGTAACCGCCGTTTAAGTCCTGGCTTCAATAACTTCCGCCCAGTGGATGAAACCCCACAGGGAGGTAACCCATATCCCGATCAACCCTTAGCAGGGAAGTATATGTAATGGCTAAGAAAAAAATGCCGCCTCAACTGGTGGAATATTACAAAAAGAAAACAGGCGGTAAGGACGGAGATGATGCTGAGAAATCAGCAGAGAAAGGATTGAAAGCTGCTAAGGCAGCTAAAAAACATAAAGATTGTAACTGCAAAGACAAGTAAGTTACTATTTAGTAACTACTAGGTCTGCTTGTGCCTTCTCATCTTCACTTAGCTTATCGGCGTAATGCAAAAGCTGCTGCAGCAAACCATCGCATACGCAAGAGTGATCAAGACGAGATTTACGAAAGAGCAAGAGAAGACTTTGGTTTTTTCTGTGAGTACGTAGCTGATAAAGCTCCAGCAGAACATCACAAGCACTGGAACCAACAGTTAGTTACAAACCAGAACAGCTCATGTCTAACAAAAATTGCTGGACCCAATATTGACCTATTGGGGCCGCGTGGATCAGCCAAGAGCACTGTCCTAGGTTTATATACTGCCTGGGCCATTGGTGTACATACCACAGCCAAAAAGCCCCTACAAATTCTTTACCTCAGTTATACAGTTGATATTGCAAGATCCAAATCTGCCACGATCAAACGGATCATCGAATCTAAAAAATATCAGAATGTATTCCCTACCGTTAAGCTGCTCAAAAACGTTACTAGCAACGAGTACTGGTCCATCGACCACAAGTTTGCTGGTATTGATACAACTGGTGAAGAACAGTTTACTTTATGTGCCGCTGGCCTTAAAGGATCGGTGACTTCAAAACGATCTCATCTTGTCATCATTGATGACCCTGTGAAATCTGCAGCAGATATTGGCAACCCAGACATCCGCAAGATGATGCAGGATAACTGGAATGCAGTGATTGCTCCCACGATGTTTGAAGGCGGCCGTGCGATATGCTTGGGGACACGATTCCGTCATGACGATATACATGCGACAACGTTCTGCCAACAGAACAATTGGATGCAGATCGTCCTATCAGCGATCTTAAATAACGAGGAGACAGGCGAAGAAGAGTCATACTGGCCGGACATGTGGTCACTAGAGTACCTAAAAGAAAAGAAAAGGCAAGCACCAATTGCATTCTCTTTCCAGTACATGAATCAAATTGTCAGACAGAATGAACTGTCCTTGGCACCTGAGTTACTGGTTAAAGCAGAGATTGCAACAGAATTTGATTGCCTTGGTATTGGTGTTGACTTGTCCGCTGGCATTAAAGAGAAGAACGATTACACCGTTATGGTCTTAGGAGGAAAAATTGGTAACAAGATTCATATCATTGACTATCGAAGAATTCGTGTCATGGGTAACCTAGAGAAACTTGATGCAATGAAAGAGCTTCTTAATGACTGGTCAATCGTTGGCCGTCAAGATGACGGCTTATACTTTCCTACTTTCTCTACATGTGACATCTGGTCTGAAGCAGTTCAGTATCAAGCATCACTAGAAGCAGATTTCAAACGTGTTTGTTTAGAGCAAGAAGATCTTTACAATCTTATTTGGCATCCAGTTAAAGGATTCCGTGCAGATAAGCTTGCACGTTTCAGAGGTATAATGGGTATGTTCGAAGACCACAAAATCATTTTTAATCGTTACCGTAATTTCACTACTATGTTCGAAGAGCTTACTAACTTTGGTGTTAGCTCTCATGACGACTGCGTGGATGCCTTGGTATGGCTTGTTAATGGTTTAATGAAACGAGGAAAACTCCAGGTAGATTATTAATGGAACATTTAGTAGCTGTTGTAATTGCTGGTATTACAGGAATTGGCTGGGGTACAGGCAAGCTCTTTGGTAGGCTTCGTACTCTAGAAGATCGTATTGATCGTCTCCCAATTGAGTACGTCTTAAAACAAGACTACATTCGGGAGATGCAACGAACGAATGATGAGTTCAGCGAAATCAACGTTAAGCTTGATAAACTTGTGGAAAAGATTTTGTCCAAATGAGCTACTACGTAGAATTGATGGAAGATAACAATGGTGATTTGGTTATGCAAATTCCTGAAGAAGTAATGGAAACATTAGGTTGGGAACCAGGTCAGCTTCTTACTTGGGATTTAAAAGGGGATGGGATTATCTTGCAAAGATTAAATGGAGAAGGAGGTTATGAACCGGTAGAATAATTAAAAGCTTTATTAGATATGATTGGTGGATTAGCAGGAAGAGCACTTTCCACTATAGGCAACTCAGGGGGTTTAGCTTCTCAGTACCCACTTGGCCTTGCTGGTCAAATTGGTGGCCTTAATAATCAGATCTCTCCTCAAGCAGAAGGCGGTAATTTCTTTGGGAGCGGTACTTCTTTTGGGGTAGGTGGATTGGTAGGACAGCTGCTTCCTCCTATTGACCCTGCAAAGCATCGTGATGTAATGGGAAGAGAAAGAAAACGAGGGAGGATACAAGACTTAATTAACGATCCAGCAGCTACTCCAGGAGAGGTACGTAATGGCGAAGGGTTTTTAGGAACGACCCTTCCACGTTTAGCGCAAGGTTTACCTAATGGAGAGCAAGGACCATCACAAGGGCCTAACACTCCAGAAGGGCCTAACACTCCAGTAAAATATTATCCAGGTATGGGCTACGGACCAGTTGGCCCAATGGGTGGCGGGTTACCTCCTACACCAATGGCTAGTATGTATGGCGGTCCTCAGATGGGACAAGCAATGCCTCAAATGGGACAAGTAGGTGGCTTACTTGGTAATGCCAATTTCTTTAATGATCCAATGACTATCAAACGCGTAAGCTGATGGCACAAGACGACTCAAAATATACCAAGCCAGGAGTTCGTGAACGGATTAAAAACCGTGTCATGAAAGGAACTAAAGGTGGTAAAGCCGGTCAGTGGTCTGCGCGTAAAGCACAGCTCGTAGCTTCCGAGTACAAGAAAGCTGGTGGCGGGTACAAAGGTGGAGAAGGAAAGAAGCAAAAATCTTTAAAGAAATGGGGCAAAGAGGATTGGCAGACCAAAGATCAATATGAAAAAGGTAGAAAAGCTGCTACTGCAGCTAAAAAAGCTAAGGACAAAAGATCATGAAACAAGCTAAAAAAGATTTACAGAAAATCTCCAAACAGTTAAAAGGCAGTGCCAAGATGCATGCCAGCCAAGCTAAAAAAATTGACAAGCTTGCCGGTAAATACATGGAGAAAAAATAATGGATTTAGCAGGTAAATTGATGGGCGGACTTAAATCTGTTGCAGGAGCAGGTTTAAATTTATTGCCAGACAGAATCAATTTGTTTGGTCGTTACTTGACAGGTGTCGGTAATTCTAATTTGCAATTAGATCGTTCTACTGAACAATCCTTAATCAATGCAACTGAAAAACCTCCTGTCTCTATGGGAATGGTACGTAGTTGGCCAGATCAAAGAACTGCAATAGAAGGTGATCTTTCTAAAAGCAAGATGGTAGAAAGCCCAGTGGTTGCAGCAGGCCCAGGCATTCCAACCTCTGGTCCAACGATGCCATATATGAGTGGTGATCAAGTAGCTTCTCAAACACTCGGACGCTTTAATGCAGAAGTGACTCCAACCACTGTTCGTGTTAAAGATACTTATGACATGGTCAATGAATCAGAAGATCCTGATTTAGTTAGCGGTCAATTCCAACCAGGCAAAGCGTATAGAACTTTGCAAGGAGCTTTTGATCCGACAAAAATTTATCATCCAAGGATTGATCAACTACAAGATATCAGCCATTTACTAAAACCTGAAGAAAAAGATTTTGGTGCTTACATGCGCGAGGTGGGTAAAGGCACAACAAGAAGTCCCTTAACAGATGTGGCTCGTGCTGCCATGTACGCATTACCTGTTCAATTTCAACCGTATGAAATTGATTACACGATTCAACGCTAACCATGGCAGACAAAGCAATCCAATCTGACGGTACGACCAAACGTTACCTCCCCAAGAAAGCATGGGCTTCTCTTTCCAAAGAAGAAAGGGAAGATACTGACCGCAAGAAACGAGAGGGATCTCGTAAAGGAAAACAATTTGTCGGTAACACAGAGAAAGCAAAGAAAGCTGGTAAAGCTGCTAGGATGTATAAAAGTAAGGCTGGTAAATAATGGCCGGAACGAGCGCCCGTCTAAGAGAAATCGTTAACTCATACATCGAAAGAGATGGTAATGAGTACGTTGACACGGGCATTGTCGCAGGTCATATCGCTCAGATGAAGCTCTTTGGTATCCGCCAAGGTGTTGAGTTCTTCCCTTCACAAGATAACTTCGGGAATCAGCGAAAAGATTTTATCGATAAAGTAATTAAATACAACAAGCTAGACACAAGACTTGATTCGATATGGGATTATTTTCTTTGTGATGGAAAAGGGCTTTTCTACATCAGACCTACTAAAAATAATTATCGTCTCTATTATTTCCGTAGCCATGAGTATCGCTCTTATTACAACGTAGATGGTGAATTAGAAGAAGTCGTAATCATCTACAGCTATAAAGTCAAGACTGGAAAAGGAGGCATTTACCAGGACATTGGTTTGTCCGGACTAAGTGGTGCCACTGATCATGAAAATCCTGGACAGAAGCGTTACATCCGTTTGTCAATCAAACCTGATGTTATCGAAGAAACTCACTCAGAAGGTGAAATTTCATTTGACAATGTCAACATGATGACCCCTGGCAAAACCCAGAAATTTGCCAATGAGCTTTTATATATTCCTTGCGTTGAGATCTTCAACAACCCCAAGGGCTTCTCCATGGAAGGCAGTGGGGAATTTGACCAATTAGCCAACCACATCATTACGCATGATGAGTTGGTACGCAACATGAAAAAGAACTTGCAGTTCTTTGGTAATCCTACGTTGCTTTCTTCCCGTCCCAAGACGGATCTGATGGAGCCAGGGGGAGGTGGGGATGGATCTGCGCAACGTCCCTCTATTGCTGCAAACTCAGGTTTCAATAGTATGTCGCCAATGTCGCGATCTACCTTTAAACAAGATCCTATTCAACGTGGTGTTGACGGACAACTCCGTGTGCCACGTGTTATTGCCAACCTTGAGCCTAACGATCGAGTTGGTTATATTGTTCCTGATGCAATTTCAGGTGACCAGAATGCATTTGTACGACAATATAGAGAAGAGATTCGTACAGCCCTTGGAGGTGTAGATGAACTTTCAATCTCCGCAGGTGTTACTGCGACCGAATATAAAAGTTTGTTTGGTCGTGTTGCAGCCACCAGCAAAAAGAAAGCGAATTCGATTTATACGCATGGGCTCTGCCGATGCATGGAACTAATCATTTTTCAAGAGGAACAACTCTTCAAAGATACATTGGCAGCTGCTGCACAATTTGAAAAACCAATCACGCCTTCGCCAGGAAGTGGTCCAGAAGAAATGCAGTTTTATCGCGAGGCGATGGAAGAATATGACCAGCGTGTAAATCAACTTATGATGGCATGCGTTAAAGCACAGATGATTCCACCTGGTGTTAGGGGACTAATACCAGATGGAGACATTACAATGCTTTGGCGTTGGCTTGGGCCGGTTTATGAAGAATCGACTCAAGATATCCTGAACAATTCAATTGTTGTAAGAAACTTACAAGAATTGGGTGTTGATAGCATAGAAGCACTGAAATATCTTTTCCCTTCAAAAACAGAAGAGGAAAGAGCGGAGATGCTTTCAGGATTTCCGTTCAGGATGGTTAACGAGTTACAAGGTGCTTACAACCAATTCTCTCGTTTGATAGGGGGCATGATGCAGACCCCTCATCCCCAATCTCCAGATTTGCCTATGGCAGCTGACCCGAGATTGGACCTTACTCCATATCTGTATCGAACACTAGAAGCATTACAAAAGGAGATGAGTTATGCAGGACGCTTCCGTCCAATCGATCCCACAGATGAGCCAGCCATCCGTGGCCCCGAGCAGTTACGTGGCGGCAGCACCGGCAGCTCCGGTAGCGGCTCCTCAGGCAGCCCCGGCTCAGGTGGGGACGTACTTCCCCCAGGCGGTGCCCCAGGCGGCTCCAGCCTCGACTACCAGTTACCAATCAAACCCGTCAGCATTCGTCCCCCCTTCCCAGGGCCAGGCGGATCAGGGGAACCCATGGGAATCGGCCTTCAACAAGGTGGTGAACCTACTGGGCAGTCCGGTGCAATCCCCGTTCCAGGGAGCACCATCACAGGCCCCGGTTCAGACTCCGGGTCAGTATACCCCGGCCAATTGGGGTCAAACAGCATCGACCCAACCCGACGCATCAACGAGCTGGGGTCAGCAGACCTCGCAAACAAGCCCGACCTCATACAGCAGCTCTTCCCAAACTTCATCGATCAACTCCTTAGCCGACGTGGCGGATCTCCTTCAGTGGAGTCCGGAGAGTCAGATGGTAGTGGCGAACTACGGGACGGAAGCGCCAGCGATTCTAAACCAGTACGCTCTAAACCTGGAAGGAATGCTGGACAGCGCGGTCGCGTGGGGAAGCGAGGCAACTAACACCCTGATGGGTTATGCCAACTTCTCCGTCAATGAGCATCGCGAGAATCTGGCTTACAACGAAATTCTTACTAACCCTGACATCTTGTCGGATTACACCTTGAATTTCTTTGGTCCTCAAGGTCCATATCCAGTCTACGAATCTGAAGCAGAATTAGCTACCCCTGGTTATCCAACTCAGCAGGTATCTAACGAGCAAATGATTCCTGGCGCAAACTTCCCTGCACCTCCACAGGCTGCTGCTCCTCAAGCTCCCCAAGATTTCTGGGGTTCTTTCAAGCAACAGATGGATCAAGATCCTACGCAAGCATGGCGTGTGATCAACCAGGCTTCACCTCAGGTGATGGCTAACAAACTCTTCGTCATGGAGTGATCCAATGCGTAACGCTTTGAAATATGGTATTCCTGCGGCTGCCGGTCTCGGCGCTGCAGGTCTTGTTGCCAGTCAAGGCGGGAATCCTGTTGAAGCCGGTGGCGCTGCTATTGCTGCTGGCTTAGGCGGTGCTGCTGGTTTAGTAGGCGCTCGTCTACTTGCGGGTAAATACAGCCCTCAATTAGTATCTAAAATCCAACGTGGTTTAGGTACAGTTGAGGATCGGCTTTCCCAGGCAAGTGCAAATCGCCCTGATGGTTCGATGAGAGCCAATGCCTTACTGGATTTATCTAGCGCGGCAGGTAACATTGCTGATTCAGTCACTGAACGTGGCATGGCTAAAGCTACTGCTGCTGGCCTAGTTCCAGCTTCTGCTGCTACTGCTGCCCTTGGCGGCTATGGTGCAGGACAAGCAGTTGGTGCTGTTGCCCAAATGATTGGCATTGATCCAGAACTCCCTGGTTCAAGCAATACAGTTAATTCCCGATTAAACATGCAAGGTATGAACTACCTTCCCATGTATTGATTAGCACTTAAAATATTTAAGACTGCTAAACTTTTATTTAGATAGGGTGATTGTTTTGCCCGAATCTTTCGTTTGACAAACTTACTATCCGTATACGGAGGATAAACACAAGTGTTTTTAGATAACGACTTTCCTAAGATTTTAGGTGCGGAACTATACCGTCCGCATCCCGCTTATGTCTGTGAAATGGCTGTCGAGCCTGTAGTCGTACATGACTTCACCTCGCAGCCCGGCCAGACCGTGCAGCTGGATCGCTATAAGTTCTGGGGAACTCCTGGTACTAAGGATTCACGCGAGCGTATTGCTGACCAGACTATTGGTACAGCTAATAGCCGTAACATCACGAAGGAGAAAGTCCTCGTGGTGCTTAAGGAATACACCGGCCCTGCGGACCCAGGTGATCCTACCCAGCCTTCAACCTTTAAGATTGCTCGTGAGACCCTGGTCACCGCGCAGCGTTTGCTGCTCGACACTGGCAACTTGAACATGTTCCACCAGTCAATCGGTAGCTTGACGCTGCTTGATGACTATCGTCGTTGGCGTGACCGCGTCTTCATTGACGAACTTGCAAAAGCAGAAGCACAAGGTGCAGCTTCTTCAAGCCAAGGCGGTTATTACTTCGCTGGTGGTAAAGGTAAAGATGGTACTGGCCGTATTTCTTATACAGCTGCTGAGTACACCGCACAAGTACAACAGTTCTCTGTTCGTACCGACCTTCTCGAAGTTGTAAAAGATCTTCGTAAGCGCAACGTACCTACATTTGCTGATGGTCTGTATCGCTGTATTTGCGATCCTACCTTCATGATGCACTTGCGTCGTGACGAAGATTTCCGTGAGATCGCTCGCTACGCAGGCAATCCTGGACAAGGCATGTACATGGCTAACCCCATGATGCCTAACAACTCCAGTTTCTACATGGGACCACAAGCTGGTCAGGGCTACTTCCTGGCTGGTGAACCTGTGATGCCTACTGGCGTTCAGTTTGAAGGCGTTAAGTTCTTTGAGTCAACCAACTTCCCAAATAAGAGTGTAACCACCTCATTTGATGCGGGTGCTAACTACGCTTCTGAAGAAGTTGCACAAGGTTACTTCTTCGGTCCTCAGTCTGTTGGTGTTGGTATTGGCGGTCCTAACGCACAAGTACTCATTAACAACAATGATGACTTCTCTCGCTTTATCATCCTGATTTGGCAGCTCTATGCTGGTTTCGAGGTCTTGAACAAAGACTTCATCACTACTGCATTCAGCTACCTCTCCGATGACGGCGTAGTCTGATCATAAATAAGTAAACCTCTATCAAGAAAAATGGCATACTTATCTGCTAAGAAAATCTTCCCAGGTGACATGACTGAACCCCTTAATGGGTGGTATCAGAATATTGACACTACTGGTGGATCACAAAATAATGCATCCTTGGCAGGCCCGACTTCGGTCTTGGCCAATCCTGGATGGCAGTTTTATCAACTGCGTGGATACGTACCTGTTACCAATACTGTTGGTGCAGGCTACGTCACTGTGGGCGATGTGATCATCCCTTCTCCTTACAAGAATGATGACACCCGCGTCAACATCACTGGCATGACTGTCACTGCTGATGCTGAGCGCCCTGCTTACGTTTATCGCACTGCTGTTTCCGTAGCCTCTGGCTGGGGTGACGGACGCGTTGCACTGGATGGCATCACTACTTCTGGCGCTACTCAGGTAATCGGTTTCGGTCCTGGTACTGCTACTGCTCCTGTAAGTTTCTCAGGTGTAGTTGAAGGAGCTAATATCACTGCTGCTGCTAGCAATCTTGCTGCAGGTACTGGTGGATTGGGTGCTTGCCCTCTAGATTCTTCTGTTGATTACGAAGTCTTAACTGCTAACACAAACTTCCGTGTTTATTCCAAAGCATTGACTAACTCCACTGCCACTAATGGCGGCTGGGCTATCTCTAATGCTGACGCAGCTGCTGGCCGTGCTGGCTACATCCTTTGCGAAGTTTGCTTCGTACGTCAAGATGTTCCTGTCGATTACGACGAGCTTGAGCAGTATCTTCCCTACAAGATCGCTTCTAACTATCCTGGTTATTGATATTTAGGGTAACATGGGGCTAGTTAATAAATAGCTAGTCCCAATGCTCTTTAAACACAATAAAACCGGTGTAAGGTTAAAGATCGTGTCTGAATGGGATGAGGGCGATTGGTTCATGGTCGAAGACCAAGACGGTCGCATCTTTACTGTTTACAAGACAGAAATTGTTGAAGACAAGGAAGCATCTAAGAAGGTTAAAACTCTTCAAGTAAAAGATGCAGCCAAAGGTGACGAGCCTCGTAAATTTCCTACAGATGTTCGGCTTAATGTCAATGGAGCTACGGCTCAAATGATTGCCGATCATATCAAAGGAGTCGGTCTTAAAACTGCAAAAGAGATTAAGGATTTACAGCTTTCTTTGTCAGGCGAAAGGTTCACTAGCCTTGAGCAGTTAAAATCGATTCCCCGCGTAGATTGGGACTCAGTGTTTGCAGCTGATCTAATCCGCGTCTAATGGTTAAGCCCCTGTAGGGGCTTTTCTATTATTTGTGCAGATTATAATTAACAAATACTGACGGTGCATTGTGCAGTTATCTGATTTCAATAAAAGCCGCGTCAGGTATCATCTTGGGTATTACGTTACCAGTGTCCCAGCAGGTGACTATGCGCGGCTAGAAGAAGCTTTGAATTCTGTCCCTGATTCAGTGTTCAACGATAAGATCATTTATCAGATCAATCGTTGTGACGCTGCAGAGAAGAAAACACAGCTTGCTTCTTATGAGGATGACTTCACTCCTCCAAGCACAAGAGTCGAAGGTATTGTGGGAGACGTTGATCGTACGATTCGCTCCAGCAATGTCAAAGATGCTTTGAAAGTATGGGACGAAGTTTATCTGTATGAGACTAATCGTCTTGCACAGATTCTTTATGTACCTAACTACAAAGATCCCTTCCAGGCACGTTATCGCTATGAGCGTTCTGGGGCAGAATTTATCATGGCTCTACCAGGCCCAGCTGATACAGCAGTGGGCGCAAACCTTTACCTTCGCGTTAACTACAGATAGCCATGCCCCTTAACTTTCTCGCTAAGCAAGCTGTACGATTTGGCAGGCCGGTTGTTAGTTCTGCTGTTGATGCTATTACAAACCCCCAGACTTATATCAAACTGGGAGACCAGGCTAGTGACGTACTGCAACGGACACTTCCGACTCGTTTTCAAGGAGCTGGCTTTAAAGATATCCCGACTGCGTTTACTGGAACGCTTAATGATATTGCAGGCATGGCCCCTGGCGCAGCTAGAGAGCAAGCACGTAATAGTGCAAAGACACAATTAAACCAGGTTGCGCGTTCTTTAGAGCCTACCCTTCGTCGCCCTGCAGGACAAACAGCATCAGGTTTGTTAAGAGCGCCTAACGTAGGCAGTGCAGCACCGCGCCCAACTGTAGCGACAAGTGTGCCTGTTACACAGCTTCCACAGGCCGGTGGTCCTTTAGCTCGTGATTACGCCTTAGGACGTAGCTCAGGAGCTGTTAATGAAATGGCAGATGTTCGTAAGCTTTTAACACAAGCACCTGCTAAAGCCACAAGTTTTTTAAACAACTTAAATCCTTTTAATAAGCCCGGTCGCCTTCTGAATCCCACTGGATTTCGTGGGGGTCTTCTTTACGGTACAGCTGCTGACCAACTTCTTCCTCGTATAGGTTTAGATAAAAAGAATACAGCCGCTATTTCCACTGCACTTACAATGCCTGGACCCCCATCGTTGAAACTTTTAGCGGGTCTTATGGCGCATGATTTTAACAATCCGCTTGCTACTGGAACCTTGGCGGATGCCCCGCAGCTCACTCCTGCACAAATAAAAGTAGCCAATAAAGCGCGTAAAGAACAAGGATTTTCTCCTTTAGGGCCTAATGGAGAAGTAGATAATAGACAAGAAAAGCTAACACCACCTAAATCTGAAGAAATCTACGGATCCATTCCTCCTTCTGTCAATGATGATCTTCCCGGACAGAACTATGATTCAAGTGTGACACTGCCTGGTGCACCCACAATAAATAATCCTCCTTACGTACCACCCACAACGCTGACACCTGATCCCGTACCTCCTACGCCAACACCAGACATTGGGCAAGCAATGGATCCTTATGCATATCAATTAAATGTATATGGACAAGGACGCCAAGATGCTGCTACACAGTCTTCACAAGCTGCTGTGCGTGACCTAGGACTTTCTATTCACAGGCAACTGTATCCCGGCCTTTACCCAAATGAAGGGCCTAAAACACCCTTGCAAGAGCCAAGCACAATGAACAATTTGGATGCAATGTCTGAACTAGATGCATCCACGAACGCAGTAGAAGAATTAATTGATCCTACAATTCTTGCTCAACTCAATGCAATGAACTTAAGGAGGTCAGGTTATTAATGGATTACCAAATCACTGATAACGATAAAGCAGCCATTGTCAGAACGGCACAACAGTTAGGAGTTACCCCTATTGAACTAGGAGCCGTTCTTCAGCGTGAGTCAGGCATGAACCCTAATATCTGGGGTGGTAAAGGCGGCAATTACTATGGTGCTATTCAATTTGGTGGTCCGGAACGCAAAGAAGCTGGCTTAGATCCTAATAAGATTGGCAACTACAGCCTGGCAGAGCAAATGCCACATGTTCAAAAATGGCTTGGTGGTCGAGGGTATGAGCGAGGAATGGGAGTAGCTCTTTTATACAACACAATTCTTGGTGGCAATCCAAATGCCAACATGAATACACAAGATTCGTTTGGTAGTTCAGTAAACAACTCTTTGCGAAGATTCCAACCCGGTGGTGCTGATTACACTGCAGCACAGAAAAAGCTAGGAGATCTAACTAGCTACGGTGTAGGGCAAGGCGGTCCAGGCTTCCCCCAACTCTCCTACCAATTCGACGAAGACGGAAACGTTATCGGCATTGACCCCAGCTCAGCTGGTGGATCTACTACTTCCGGTGGTAATACTTACAACACTACTATCAATGTCACGGAAGGCAAAGATAAAGCGAACTTTATGGATGCGATCAAAAAGCAACTTATGGGTCAAGCGCTTCTGGACCAGAATAAAAAAAGTTCAACCTCGTACGACCCGATGAGTATTGTCCAGCAGTACACAGGCATGAATTTAAAGCAATTTATGCCAGGAGAAACGACTAAAGAGGAGACACCTGGATATTTAGATCCAGCAACCTATCTAAACTTAATCAATAAGTAGTAAAATAAACTGATACTAGAAGTGGAAACATGACCGCTACGAATACTAATAAGCAGCCAGTATTTGTTGATCGGCCGCTAATTGCTCGGACTCGTTTAACAAATCAGGTTGTTGGTAGTAACGCAACGGTCGAAGTCCAGGGTGGCCAAAGCCCTGCTCTACTGGTTGATATGGATGCAAACCTAAGCTCCGACAACAACAGTGGCGGCATCATCGATTCAGTAAGGGCTGTTCGTGATGACATGAACACCTCTATTGATCCTGACTATATTGTTAATACAACAACTTCAGGACAATTCATTGGCTTGGTTAGCGGCCAGACTGTTTACGTTACTAGTACTGGTCTTTTGGCTACTGGTACTTCTAACGGCCCTGGGTATTACACCTATACAGGAACTACTGTTACTGGAGAAATCAATACAGAAATCCTTTACTCAGGAGGAGTCGTCAATGGTTTTACATACACTTCCCTTGAAGCTGGCACTCTTCCCGCAGTCACATTAGCTCTTTATCACACTCGTGGAACCACAGTTCCCATCCCAGCAGATGGTGACTACCACATGGTTAGCTACAAGACCCTAGCCGTGGGCGAAACTAACATGGATTTCACAGATGTCTTGCCTGAACTCAGCGTACCAGTTCCTAATACAGGTAATACCGCAGGACTTGGAGAAGCCAGTCCTCTTCGTAATAGGGCTATCAATCTTCAACGCGGTGATCGTCTTTATGTTGGTGTTGTACAGCGCGGTGCACAGTCTTCTCAAACTGGTTATGTAAACGGAATTAGAATTACAGCGCAAGGCGGTTTCTATTGATATGACACGAAGAAGACCCGGAGGAAACTTTGGAAACTTCGGGACCGATTCTTTTGCAAAAAGACCAGACAAGAAAGATAAAAATTATAAAGTAAAACCAATCACAGGAGCTTTTGGGGGTAGCGTTCCAGACTCTCTTTATAGCAGCAATAGAGAAGCAGCCTGGACACGATGGCGCAAAGGATGGGAGCTTGCTGTTGGAGATGGGGCACGTAAGTCTTTCTTGTATCCGTTTGACTATGAAATTCCTTTTCCTCCAGGAATCATTACACCCATTGGTGCAAGACAACCTGTTATCTCCGGTGTCTTACAGGGTTTTCCAACTCAGAACAAAGAACTGGGTATGCACTGGGCCGGTGTTGTAGAAGCAGGTAACTTAAGATTTGATGGCTTACAAGCACAAGATGGAACCCTGCTGGCAGTTTCTGGAGAAGCTGATCCAAGAGTTTTGTTTCTCAGCAGTGGCCAAGACAATACAAACTATTGGTATATACAGCTCAGTGGTACGTTTAGCTCAGGTACTATTTCTGGCGTAACAGGGCCTTTACCTCCGCCTTTGTATGTAAGCTTTGGTCCTGCTGGCAGTCTTAAAGCAATCAACGGAGACATACTGGAAGATACGATTTTAACTGTGTCAGGAGAAGCAATCGATGCAGAGACACGTGATCCATTAACCAATAAACTTTACGGTTTTGTACAAGCTGTTCTTATTGATGTTGATCAAAATCAAGGCATCCTTAAAGTTGCAAAGACTGGTTCAGTAGAGACAACGATTGATTCCGGCGTTAGAAGAACGCCGTCTCGTATACCATTTCATCCAGGACGATTTCTTCAGACAGGCAGACGTTACTGTTGCTCTTGCCAGGATTACATGCGTCGTGATTACGCTTACCTATCTAATCTTGGACTTAGAAAGAAACCTTTGTTTCCTGTTACAAGGTGCGCCACGACTAAACCGGGTCGCTACGAAGTGATGACAATGAATGGGCAGGTGATGAATGCAGCCCAAACCAAAGTTAATGCACAGATTCAACAAAACCGTTTGATGACTCTTGTCTATCCAAGCGGTAATCCAAATGATTACTCTTTACCAGGGGTTGGAACATTTGAGTCAGGCAAAAACATTGAAGATCCTAAGAACTTGTATAGAGATTTACCAGGTGTCTTCTCTGATTTCGGCAAAGCGTATACCAGAGGAGTTGGACCAAATCCTGATCAAGTTGCAGAAGGCATGCCTAACTACAACGATTACAGGGCACCCGGCGGAGAGCTTACTTTCATCGCTGACAACTGGACCTACACACTTGATTCCTATCGTTGGTGCAAGCACATTTATGCAATGAAATTTGCTGCTGGCGAAGCACCACCAGAACCATCAGATTTTCCTGTAGAAATAGGGCTTATGAGTGAATGGGAAACAAAATTAGTTCTCAGAACCCAAGCAGAACAGGTACGTGCATTTAATAAACTGGATTATTACGGAATGGGGTACATGGATGTACCACCATTCAATATCCAGGCACCAATGATGATGCCAATGATGCAAAGACTGTTCAATGTACCTAGTACTTTTATCGATATAAAAAACTTCATGATGAAAGATAAAGACGGTAATTACTATAGTGTTGCTTCAGGACAGAAACCTGATTCAGGCGGTCAGTCAAGTGGATTCACTATTAATGACTGGAACTTTAAAACCAACGCTTACGACTTAGGACCAGGCATAAATTACTAGGATTTGACTTAGCATAACTTAATCCTTTATAATGTTTTTATCAAGGAACAATAAGTTCTCTTGATATTCAAATCAAGTTACTCGTCGAGCTGGTTGACCAGTGTCTATAGTGCCATTATTCTTTTTCTCCTCTTACCATGATCCATCAACACCTTCCGAACGACGCCCGGATAGTTGACGAAGTTTTCAATGTAGTTGCAAAACCAGGACTGGCAAAAGTAGGGTGGCTTCTTGCAATGGTTGCCGTTTACGGTAAAGCACCTATTGAACTAGAAGGGTTTACCTGGAATGAAGATAATTCAATTAACATCAAATCAAAAAAAAGACCCATTCACCCTCTGCATCCTCAGTGGGTTTTTATTTTTCAACTCAAAGAAAAGCAGCCTCTCAAAAAGAAAAGCTGCTGGAATCTCCTCGTCGTCAGCTTAACTGATGCAATGAATAAAGAACAGATCAATCTTTCAATTGATGGTCTTATTCTTGCTCATAAGATTCGTAAAATTTATTACACTCCTATTAAACGACAGAAGCAGTTGCCTGCTCTTGTTTCTGCTTGAGAAGCTTCTCTACCAAAGGAATATTCCAATAGTAAGTGTCACGGCACCTAGTCATTGGTCCCGCACCAAAGTGCTTTCCTAGTTTGTAGTCACCACTATCCCGCATGCGATAGAGCGTACTGGTATCTACGCCAAGCATCTTTACTGCGCGATGCCTTGGTTGCCAGCTACTAGCCATTAGTTTTAATCATGTACATATCTAAAATAGTTCCAGATACAGAAAAGTCAAGCTGTGTGCAGAGGATGTTAACAGAGTCTTCAACAGGTTGAAGTTTTATGATATTTACCTGACATAGGATGGATTAACGGCTAGAACAACATGTTCAAAACGGAGAACGAACCGCTCGCACTCCTACTTGAACTCCGACCGAAACAAGCGAAAAAACGTTTTAGAGATGAAATATACAAAGCCTGGAACTATAAATGTGGATATTGTGGAAACGAGGCAACCAGCCTGGACCATATTATCCCAAAATTTAAATCGGGTTCTTCCAACCGAAATAATTTAATTCCTTGTTGTCGTACATGCAATACTAATAAAGCTTCAAGCCCAATGGAAGAATGGTACAGACAACAAGAATTCTTTTCCCAAAAAAAATTAGATGCTGTTCATGAATGGACAAAAGGAGATAAAATAGTATTTACTTCTGATATGAGCCAGCTAAGGCTAGGTGTTGCATAAATGGCTACATATACAAGCAAAGGATGGAAAGCAACAAATTTAAAATACAACGGAAGAAGCTCAAGTAATAATCCATATACAGCAGGTGAGTTTTCAGAAGCTATACCTACAAGATCAGCAAACCGTAAAACGGATGCAAAGACTAATCGTCCAGAAGAAACATCAACACAAATTTATGTAAAAATTAGAAATGGAAGAGTAGTAGATCTTAAAAATGATGGCAAAGATTATCAAGGAGATGAATGGAAAGCATTTACTATAAGGCAACCGAATGACTATGATGGTTACGGGTTAAAGCAGTTTGCAGAAAATAGAAACTTTGAATGGACTGATAAATATTTAAATGAGGCACGTGGTTTTGGCGACCGAATAAAAACTGAGCGAGAAAATAACATCAAAGATAATGAGACAGCTAGAAGAACAAATGATGCGAATAGAATTTTAAATGAAACAGACCAAGCTTATAACGAAACAGTCCCTGCGTTACGTCAAGAAAAAGCAGATGAATTTAATGCAAAAGGTGATAAGCAAGTAACAAAAGTAAATTCCATAAACCAATGGAGTTCTTCTGCTGTTAAATGGGCGAAGGCTAGTCCGACTGGTCGCTATGTTGGTAATCGTTCTCAAATAAATTCAAATGCTTCTGGAGGCCAAGGTGAGTTCTTAACTTCATTAGTTAATGATGGTTATATTACAAATAAGGAAAAAAAGGATCTTTTAGGTACTTTAACAACTTCTTATAAGACCTACTACGGCAGCACAAGGGTAACAGCCTGGAATTACGAAGCACAAGGAATCAATCCCCCTGTAGGGGGCTTTGATAGTAAGTATTACATAAACCAAAATGAAGGCAACAGTAATTTAGAAAAAAAATGGAATAATGCTGTAAAAAACGATGACCTTGATATTCTTGTTCGTTATGAAAACAAAGGTAATTTTGCATGGAATGATTACAGTACAGTAGGAAAATCAGCTGGTTATAGAGGTAATAAAGAAAAACCAACAGCACAAACAGATGCTTATAGAGAAGATTTTCAAAAGAATTTTTCAGATGCTGATAGACAATTAATTCGTGATAACCAGCTAGGCCTTACGGGTGAAAGGATATCAGATGGCAAACCTATTCGCACTGTTAACTGGGACGACGGAGTAGGTGGCGATTTAGAAGTAATTATTGGCGGCAGTATTGCACAAAGAGAATTAACAGAACAAGATAAGTTTAAAGGCCTTGGTCTTGACATGGCAACTGATGCAATTAATGAATTAAATAAAGCAAGAGCAAGAGAAAGAGAATTAGATATATACAAAGGTTTACCAGGATTTAGTGAAATATTTAATATGAATGCGACACTTTCAAACTCTATCCTGGGTGACTCAGGTGTAGGCGGAATCCTAGGAACGATGGGTGTTAATACATCCCAATTAGAAGAAAGTTTTGAAGATCAAATAGGGGCGGTTACAGGCGTAAACTTCAATAGCTCAGAATACAACTGGCAAAAATGGTTTAACGATACTTTAATTAAAGATATAGAGAGTAAAAGTGAAGTACTAGGTTTTGGTGTTGATTACAATAAAGATACAGGAGAGGTAAAAATCGGAGACGAACGTACAACTGTTTATGAACTAGAAGAAGATTTTAAAAAGAACTTTATCGATAACTATGTAACGCCACGTTTTGATCAATCAAAATCTATGGATGAATTTATTAGTTACATTGACACTATTGATAAAGAAACAGAACAAAATATTTTTCAAACACAAACAGCAGTAAATGCACTGCGTGATGTCGCAGCATTACGTGCAGAAGAGTTTTATGCAGGACTAGAAGGAAAAGTAGGAGATAGTTATCAAAAATCTTTTAATCCTGAATTTTATTTTAATCCTGGGAATTCCGCTAAGTATGGAACTGTAAATGATGCCAAAAAATTAGATTATGCAAATCAGAAAAAAGAAGTTGCTGCTGACTGGAAAAAAGCAAAAGCAAATCCTAATTCCATCGCTTACGCATTGACTAAAAAGGAAGCTAAGGACTTTGGTTTAACGGGGTCAAGAACTGGAGTAACCTGGGCAGAGCTTGCTTATTATTATGGTCTAGATTTAAAAGATAAAAATTCTTTTGCCAAGTTACATTACGACAAAATAGGACGAAGCAAAAATTTTGACCCTGCACGTGATGTAGTAACAGACAGTGATGTAAAAAGTTTTATTAGCAATAACGTTTTATCTGCAGTAGATGATTCACGTGATAAGTTTGGTGATTCACCTTTCCTTGCTTTTGTTACACCTGAAGAATTTGCAAATGAAATACTTGAAGGTATTGATCCCTTAGAAAATAAAGATGAATGGAAAGAATTGCTTGAGCTATATGGACTAGATGAAAGCGCAACATTAAATGAAGTAAAGGAATATATTCTTGAATCCGTTAGGACAGGTGCAGCAAAAGATATAAGAGAAGGTATTAAATATTTAAACCAAAAAAGTAAAAAGCCTACGCAAAAAGAGTTAGGCGTCACATACATCGAAAGAGACGAAGACGCAAATCCTGAAGAAGATCCTGATGCTGATGCCTTATACAAAACATTTAAAAATGCTGGTTTTGGTGGTACGCAAGAAGAATTTTATGAAACGTTTTTGCCAGATATGGATAGAAATGATCTTAATATGATCACCCAAGGTCTTGAGGGGCTTCAACTTAAAGATGCTGACATGAGTGATCCATTCACCGCCTTAGGTTCTGTTCAAGGCTTCCTAGGTGACGACGGTAGTGATCTATTTGGATCGTCAGACGAAGATAAAGATAAAGAAGAAGACAAAGAACCTAGTTATTTTGATTTATTTGCTGATGAAAAAAATTATGATAACGATTACGCAAGCGATTCAGGAAGAGAGTTGATTACAGATTTTACAAGTTTCTTTAAGTAAAATAAACAAAAGGATCTTATCCAAATGTCAGACAAGCCTAAGAGAGCAGCGAAGGCTGCCAAGCTGCATAAAGATAAGATGAAATGCAATAAGCCACAAAAAACACCAGGGCATAAAACTAAGTCCCACGTCGTAAAAGCTTGCGAAAACGGTAAAGAAAAGATAATCCGTTTTGGCCAGCAGGGCGTGAAGGGAGCCGGTAAAAATCCCCAGACAGACAAAGAGCGAGCACGTAAGAAGTCATATTACGCAAGACACAATGCACAGGATAGCAAGCCATCTAAAATGAGTGCCAGGTATTGGAGTCATAAGGTCAAATGGTAACTTATGACTCATGTAGACATTAAAGTTTCAGTAGAAGGAGTACGTACTCTTTACCAAGCAGTCAATGATGCACTGGAATACTGGCCTGGATCACCAGCCAGACCAGCAGAGGAGCAAGAAAATTATAGACAAATGAAATTATTTTTGTTTAGTATAGTTTGTGAAGCTAATTATGACTTATGAATACCGCTGGCTCTTATGTTCAAGCAAAGCCTAAGAAAACACGTCAAGGTCAAGGCAAGCATTCAAAGCCTTCTCATCGCCGTAAACAGTTACGAGGGCAAGGAAAGTAATATATAGTTAAAGGGATTCTCTTTCAGCGTTCAATGTACCCCTATAAGACTGCGTTGAACATCATTAAAACCTTTGAGGGCTTTAATGAAAAAGCATACCCAGACCCTGGGTCTGGAGGAGAACCCTACACGATTGGCCATGGAACACAGTTCTACCCTGATGGTACTGCTGTTAAGCAAGGACATATGTGTACCAAGAAGAAAGCTCTTGAGTATGTTCTCAAAGACATCAATATCATTGCGCATGAACTCAAAGCTTTAAACATGGGTCTATACCCATCCAGCCTGGAAGCATTGATTTCTTTTATCCATTCCATTGGATGGGAAGCTTTTTTGTACAGTGAAATTATTGACCAATTAGACAGCAACGATTACAAGGCAGTAACTGAATCCATCAACCAATGGGTCTTTGATAAAAACCACCAGGTGATAGGAGGTTTACTGGATAGACGCAGACAAGAAGTCAGGCTATTTCTGCAAGATATAGAGATGAACCCATGGCCTTCAGACATGATTCTACTAAAGGCTTTTAGAAATTATTCTGCAGCACCTCACCAGGTACGTGCTATTCGGGAATTAGAAAGCGCAGTCAGCCCTTACGTTTTAAGTGAGTTCGCAAATGCCTTTTGCGTGACAGATACAATAGATGAAATGGAAGACGAAGAGCTAAGAGACATCTTTAGTTCTTGGAGTTAGAATTATTCCAACAAGGTCTGAAGAATGGAAGATTTCACATCGTTGAAAGAAATGGATCTGCCTTTACACTTACAGCTTTCTATGCGTAAAGCCGAGTTGGCAGCGCAAGAGATGACATGGGACCAGCTGCAGATTGCTCTTTTGAATCTGTACCACCAACGAATGCTTGAGCTGCAAGCAATTAAGGACATGCTCCAGGCTGAAGACGTTGAAATTGAATTTGATATCCCCACAGATCTAGAGCTTACTCAGCTTGCTATCAGCATGATGAGTCAAGAGATGGACGACGAAGAGGATGATGAACAGCCAATTTTTGGTTAAATTGTCATGCTATCAACTGAATACAGGCTACGCCTAGAGTACATTTGCAAGCGCATTGCAAATCAAGAAGAGGTAAAACTCACCGATATGATCTGGGCTGAGAAGCTAGGAAAAGCTAATCGTTCAGCAGGTGAGATGATGCGCAAAGCAAGGCGAAAAGCAAATAAACCAGAAATGGAAGAAGGTAGTCTTGACAGCTTTATGAATGCAATGGATCTAGGTGATCCAGACCCAAGCAATCATCGGACTAAGTTCAATGGTCCAGATGATATTGCAAATTGGTTTAGTCAAGAAAAAACTGATGATTGGCGTCAACGCGATTAAGGCCACCCAGTAGGAGCTACAATTCCTGGGTGCAAAAAGTTTTGTCCACATCGACGACGAAGATTATTTAAAACTTTTCTTTTATCTTCTGTCTTAAGGACAGGAGTATGGATTATCTCCCAAGCAACCTCCGCACACAGCTTTGCAGGCAATGGCGGAGGAGTGTAGTGTGCACCTACCACAAGCCAGGAATCAATTGACCTGTGGTCGCATACGCACCGATAGCAGCAATGATTCCAAGCATTGCGAACCTACCGTTTAAACGTTCTGCTTTTGTGTTGTGGTCTTCGGTCACTTTAATTACCTCCATTGTGGGTTCTTTAGCAAAGACGTTTGTTTGTCCATGCTCGTTAGTTGTTACCGTCATAGTTTTTCATGATCTTGTTTATTCTATATCTACAAGACGCGTGAGATACCATTGCGCTTTTTGTAATGACTGAACCCCTCCTTTATATTTTTCTCTCCACAAATATTTGGCGACGTTACCTTTTAAGTACCCTCTATATTCTTCTGGCGTTAGCTGCGCTTCAATTGCTTCAATGCATTCAATATTGCCATCAGTGTAGTGTGCAGGATGATTGACAAGATCTTCTTTTATATCATCTCCGCTTGTATCTGTTGCCCAAGGGACAGGACAAACACCCCCCGGACAATCAGAAAACTCCATAATCACATCGCTAGATTCTGAAGAACCGCTCCCGACCGGTTCAAACCAGTCTGTAGTTTGCGTTGCTGGTTCATCGCTACTTCCTGCTCCTCTGGTGACAGCTGACCCATGTCTACTATCAGCTGCCTTGGCTGAGGTTCCGCTCCGTGCATCATTCCGGTTTCTGCGCTTGGAATCGTTCCCGTTACTCCGCATCTGGGCTGTGCTCTTGGATCAATACTTAGGTTAATACGATCGCTCATATTTTGCTGCGTTGCAGCAAGACCAGTATTGTATTGGTCATACAAAGGAACATCATTAGCCTCATTATCCAAAGGCTGACCAAAACTATCAAGAGTCAACATACGATCTTTTAACGTATCATTCGTTCCCATGAATTCATTGAGGAAACTCATTACACTATGCCCTGGTTTAAGTCAACTATAATTCTATTATGGCTTATTCAAAGAATTATGACCGCAGTTTAGATGCGGGATCTTCTGGTGGAGAGGTTAATGACCTTAACCCACAAAGGGCTTATGACGTAGATATTCGTCGATTAGATGAGGATGAGAGAGAAATCGCGAAGGCTGCGGACACTCGCAACGTAGGGAAGCAAAATCGTGTTGAAAAGTTTCTGCGAGCAAAGCGATCTGCAGGTAAGTTTTCTCAGAAGAGAAAATTCGACGGTCCATGGACGAACAGAGAAGGACAAGTCCCTGCTTTTACCGAAGGTGATCAGTTTGGCAGGGCCGGTTCAACGAACTATGCAGATAAACCACAAGCGTCAACCAGTAGCTTTTTCTAAGCCTTAGCTAATATTACTTCCAGCGGCTGGTTCTGATATTTTCCTTTGCGTTCTAAATAGCTCACTTCACAGGGCTCACCCTGGTAGAACAAGAGCTGGCAAATACCTTCGTTGGCGTAAATTCTATTGAACAAAGGAGTGCAATTACTAATCTCCAAAGTCAAATGCCCTTCCCAACCAGCCTCCGCAGGAGTAATGTTAGCCATAATGCCAGCCCTGGCATAAGTACTTTTGCCTACAGCCACCACCGTAACGTCCCTGGGTAGAGCCAGGCGTTCAATAGCAACGCCAAGGCAGTAACCGTAAGGAGGCAAGATAAAATACTTTCCGCGCTCGTCTTCATGAAGTGCAGTCTCCTTTAAAATTTCAGGATCGAAGTTCTTAGCATCGCACATTCCGTGCTGAACGCCACCAAACAAAAGGCACTGACTGGGAGATAACCGGATATCGTAACCATAAGAGCTAAGTCCGTAACTAAGTACAGGTACATCTTTTTCTTTGGTCACAAGACGATCCTGAAAGGGTTCAATCATCCCCTTCTTTGCAAATTTACGGATCTCTTTATCGCTTAGAACGCTCATCTGACTATGTCTGTTCAGATAATCTACACCAGCACTCTACCTTTTTCAGAGTAAATATCGACAAAATTTTCAGTTGCTTCAGCGATATTGTCTGGTGGACCTAAGTAGACAATCATAGAAACCCCAGTAGACTTTGGCTCCACTTTGTCATCAGCATAATAGTGACGCAATAAAGAAGGTCTTTGCTTCATGATGCACACTGGATGATCAAAGATGTCCTGGCTGTACATCACCATATCCACATAATTGGTAAGATAAACAGCTTGCTCTACTTCACGAGCCAACCATTTACGCTTTAAAGTTCTCCACCAGAGAGAATGCCCTGATGTAAGAGTGGGTGACAAACCTCTAGTCGGCTTCCAGCGAGCATTCTTTTTATCCCAGAAGTAAGACTGGTGTGGAGGAAATAAGTAGACTTTGCCAAACCATTTTTGATCGTTAAGCCCATCGTCAACTGGGTTGTAATAATTTTTTGCTCCTACATACGGATTGGCAAAGGCTGAGCTAGCAGGATCAAGATCAATTTCACCCATGAGCATATGGGCAGAGTCAACTAAATCACGATTTGAAATCCATTCAAAGTCTTCAGACTTTAAGTTCCCTCTCCTTAATCCCATTATTTTGCATCCTTTTCATAATCAACTACAAAATAACGCATCCCCTGACTGTCATTGAGAATATAAGCAGCTGCTGCAGTGGGATCGATCTTAGCTGCTGACTCAAGAATTGTATTAAATGTTTCTGCCATTTTCTTTTCACCCTTACGTTCAGACTCTTCCTTGGCAGCGTGGAGTTCTTCTAGTGTCAGCCAGAACATTGAACGTTCATCCTCTGGTTGCATTACCAATGCACCAGGGCCTTCTGTTTTCCAAAATTCAAAAAAATATTTACCCATATCTGCCAAGATAATTCTGGCAGTTACGTCTGCGTAAGCTGCGCTATTACCATCGACATCCTTCCCGCAAACAGCTTGGAGGATTTTTTCTCTTCTATCTGTCATTGGTGATCAGTTTTTGTTTTTGCAAGACAGTCAACATCTTAGGTAATGGCTGATAGATAACAACCATTTTTCCCAAAACGCCCCGCTTTTTAATCAGCTTACCATTTTCATGACGCATTTTTTCAAACTCACCTGAACGGATTAAATACTCAGCAACGCAACGTAACCGCCGTTTCAAGGGTAGATCAGCATTGGGAAAACGAGTACAAATCGTATCAGGTGTCATATCACGGAAAGCCAACCGTAAACGGTTAGCTAACGTCATATTGCTATTAGGATCCTCTAACTCAAAATCTTTGAGCAATTGGATGTATCGCTGTAGTACCTCGTTATCAAAAGAACCTGATGGAGGTGTGAATGGTTCCACTTGCAAGATCAAGCTTTCAGGAAGAAGCTCGACATAATTATCAATAGTTAAGTTTTCGATCTCAACTTTGTCAAAACGATGCGGCATCTTTTTCTTCCTGAGTTCTAGGGATAGGAACGTTGTCCCAATGCGAGCGGTCATGAGGCTCATAAAGAGGACGCTTGCTTTTGTCAAAAGTCCTGAGGGTAGCCTCTGGGCCTTTGTGATAAGACAAGATCAACTGGTTCCAAGGGATACGAACCAATTGTTTTTTGGCACCTGCGGGAATAACAATGTAATGAACCCCCTGGACCCAGCCGTCAAAGCCCTTGGTCTTGTTACGTTTCTTGCCTTGCAAAATCCAATTACGAATCGTTTGATCCGTTACGCCTAAACGTTTTGCACACTCCTCAGTGGAAATGTATTCATCAGAATAGATTTCAGGACTGACCATATCAGTCTCATCCTTGCTATACCGAGAATGCCACATAGAAGCAAGTATATTACGGATGCCTTTCAGCTCTCCTGCAATAACGTCTAAGCTCTTATTTACTTCCGACATATACGAAAGTTTAATGCTACAGTTCATTTGAAAATACTGTGTTTTTGATGGAAGATCAAGTAACTCAGCAAAGGGATTTTGTTACTCCCAGTCAAGTCCCTCAAGAAGGGAACTATTTTGAGAACCCTGAAGGCCCTCGCTACAACAATCCAGCTGAATACGAGCAGGCCATGGCAGCTCAAACACCTCAACCACAACAGCCTGGTGTTCAGTTCAATGTGCCTGATTTTGCAGCCATGCGGCAAGCTGCTTTACAGCAAGCAATTGAACAAGTAAAAGGTCAGCAAGTCCCTACTCCTCAAGCTCCTCCCGCAAGACCACCACAAGCGATTCCCCCTAATCCACCACGGGCTATCCCACCTAATCCCCCAAAGCCTCAGGTTCAACAAAACCCTGAAGTCATATATGTCAGGCGCAACCTGACATTTGCAGAATTAATTATTGTATTCGCCCTTTCAGTTGGTGTTGTAACAGGTATTCAATTTGGATGGTATGTAGCTACTGATGTCTTGCCACGAATTGAGATCCGCGATAAATAAGCAGTCCTATAATCAACAAAGGATCTTAGCGTTATAGCAGGGTGGCAAATAGAAGAATAACGCAATTCCCTGTTATTGCACCAGGGGATATCAACGATCAAGACGTGCTTACTTTGGTGCACGTTTTTGAAGTTGACCCTGCACTGCGTAATAAAAAGTTTAGCTTTGAACAGCTTCGTTTATATCTAGACGAATACTATATCAACACAGCAGAGTTTGATCCTCTGGTAGCAGGAAATGTTATTGTTTCTGGATACGCCATTATCAGTGGCGAAAGCATTTTTGGATCAACGTTAAATGTTAGTGGTAATACTTTTTTCTCTTCTGATGTAACAATCACAGGAGACCTAAACGTATTAGGAGATTTAAATCTCACTGGTGACTTAAACGTAGACGATATTGATGCAGTTTTTATTACCACTGATGGATTCGAAGCTCAAGTATCTGGTTTTATTAATAATCTTTCTGGTAATACAATCCAAGCCACAAGTGGAACGTATCAACACACTTCTACTGTTACGCAAACAGGTATTACTTCTAATTTTGTTAACGGTAATTTCACCAACTTAACAGCAGATTTTGTTGATATAGGAACAATTGAAGTCAGTGGTATCACTATTACAGGTGAGCTGATTTCTAGTGGAACAATCAATGCAAATGATATCAATGTAACTGGCACCCTATCGGGCGCAACAATTACTGGTGATGTTGTTAATGTTACAGATCTGAACGTTACCAGCGGGAATTTCGATTACATCTCCGGTATCACAATTACTGGCGACAACGTTGGAATTGCTAACGGTGAATTTACCAGTATGACTGGTGAAGACCTACGCTCCCTTAATCTCTCTGGTACGACAATCACCGGAGAAGATGTTTTCATCTTTAACGCGACCATTGTTAGTGGCAGCTATCAAACTCTGACGGGGCAAACCTTTACAGGAAACACTAGCAATATTCTGGACGCAAACATTACTGACTTGTATGCAGAAGTTGCAAACATTGATAATGCAACAATTACTGGTTTAACAGTACACACAATTACTGGAGATGTTGCACAGTTTGAAGCCTTGTACGTTAGTGGTGATGCCACTATTACAGGCAATATAAATGTCAGCGGTGACCTTGTTATTGATGACATTACTGCTGATCACATTGTTGCCAACAGCGGAGAATTTGGATCAGGCTATTTTCAATACCTTTCAGGCTTAGTAATCTCTGGGGAGAAAGGAGAATTTGGTCAAATTGACGTTACAGTTCTCAATGCGGCTGCTCTTCAATTTTCAGGTAACCAGGCTATTAGTGGAAGTTTAGATGTTATTGGAGATATTACAGTTACCGGAGATGTTTATGTTCGAAGCGGTTTAACCGTCACAGGAACAATCAGTGGCACTTCAGGAATCTTCCCAACACTTGATTCAGATGTAACCAGAGTTAGTGGCCTCGAAGCTCAAGTTATCTGGATCAGTGGCGATGCTGTGGTCAGTGGTAATACTGAGTTACAAGGCAATTTAGATGTTAGTGGTTCACTGTCTACCAGTGGTGTTCTTACCGTTCTTGACAACGTATTCGTCAGTGGTGATGTTGTAGTTGGCCCAAGTGGTGATCTTATTGTTTCTGGTGAAAGCCTCTTTGAAGGCAGTGGTTTATTCCTGGAAGATGCAATCTTTGCATCTGATGCAACAATCACTGGTGGCCTTAGTGTCTCAGGTGATTTAGAAATTGCTGGAGGCATTATGCTCACTGGTGATTTAAATGTCAATGATTTAACAGTTCGCAATGAATTATATGTAGGCAGCAATACAGTTATTAGTGGAGACCTCACTGTTACTGGTGGACTGTCAGTCAGTGGAGCAGCAGAATTTTTAAATGCCGTAACAATCTCAGGTGACCTGTCAGCTGATAACATTGTTGCGACAGGAAACATTATTGTTACAGACAATATTACTGCTACAGGAGATATTTCTGGAGATAACGGCAATTTCCTCGGAACAATTACTGGTGACACAGTTCATGCGATCACAGTAACGGGAACGACTGCCAGTTTTACCTCTGGTTTATTTGACACGATTGTTGTCAGTGGTTCTCATACAATCAGCGGCAACTTAGCGGTAAGTGGTGATTTAGAAGTTGATGGTTCCGGTTTATTCCAAGGAACAGTAACGGGATCAACAGCAGACTTTACTTTCGTATATGGAAGGAATACCGTATCAGGATTAATTGTCACTGGCGAAACAGGTAATTTTACAGAGATCCTTGCGAGTGGCATTGAATGTAGTGGCATCACTGTCATTGATGAACTTAACGTACCCTTTGGAACAGTAACTGAACCTGGATTAGGTTTTAAACGACAAGGGCAGCCAACCGTTTATGACGGCATCATGTGTGAAAATATTGGCGGACAGTACAGTGAAATGACTTTCGTTAACCAGCAAGCGTCAGGAATGACACTTTCTTCTGGTAATGGAAGGTTCATTCTAACAATTTGGGGTGGCTAAAGTAGAATGAAAAGATCAGTAGTGGTAGTCAGGTAGAAAATTATGCCACAGTATGGCGAAGTACGGGTTGATTACATCACCTATACAACCGGCGTTGTTCCGGCTGAAGGCAATCGGACTGTCACAGTTTCAAGCCTGATCGGTAACCCTACTTTTACTGGTGATGTCATTATCTCTGGTAACACATTTATCAGTGGTCAATTAGATGTTAGCGGTAACGTAATCTTTGACCAGAATTTAAATGTTAGTGGGGATACTACTCTCAACAATTTAACTGTCACAGGAATTGCTTTTGTCGATGAATTGTATGTAAGTGGTGACACTACTGTTACTGGCAATGTTGGCATCAGTGGTGATACTGATATTCGCGGAAACTTAACTGTTACCGGGACATCTCAACAGATAGGAAATGCACAATTTGGAAGTGATGTTTGGATCAGTGGTCTAACCACAATTAGTGGTGATCTTTACGTATCTGGCACTATTTCAGGTGCCACGGATGGTGGCGTAAATGGTTCTGGTTATTGGAAGATTCCTTCCGGTACATCTGCTGAACGTCCTACTGGTGCAGGCCAAGTTCGTGCTGGCATGATCCGGTACAACACTACTCTTGATACATATGAAGGATTTGATGGTGGTGAATGGGGACCACTTGGTGGAGGTGCAACCGGTTCTGGGACTGATCGCGTATTTGTACTGAATGAACAAAGTGTCAACACTAACTACACGATCCCCGATCAGATGAACGCTACCAGCTGTGGACCGATTACAATTGAAAATACAGCAGAAGTCATCATTGGCGATGGCGAAAACTGGTCAATCGTTTAACTTAAAGAGCAATGACATTACAACTAGGCGGCGACGGTGTAATTACAGGTTGTACTTCTCTTCAAGAACCTGATCTTACTGTTAGTGGTTTAACAATTAATGGCGCTCTAGAAGCTCCAAAAGCAATCGTTAGTTCTGGTACTGCTGCAGAACCTTCTTATACGTTTAGTGGTGATATAGATACAGGTTTATATTATGCAGGCACTAACACTATTGGTGTGTCTACTAATGGCACCCCTGCAGTAATAGTTAACGCTGTTCGCCAAGTGCTAGTGGGAACGACTAGTGCGCGTAGCGATTTTAATAACGGTACTGCATCTTGCAAAGTGCAGTTAGAAGGTACTAACTTTCCTTCTTCAAGTATTTCAATTACACGAAACTCTAGCGGTGTAGGAGCCCCCGCTCTTGAACTTGCAAAAACAAAAAGTACCGATGTTGGAGGAGTTGCGGCTGTTGTAGCTAATGACAAGCTTGGAACCATTAATTTTTCCGGATCGGATGGAACAGATCTTATCCGTGGTGCCAGGATTGAAGCTCACGTAGACGGTACACCTGGCACTGATGACATGCCAGGTCGCCTAGTGTTCTTAACTACTGCAGCTGGTATGGCATCACCAGCCGAACGTTTGAGAATTAATAAGGAAGGTAAGCTGTTGGTGGGGATTACTAGTGATTTTGGATCAGGTTCTGCCGGAGATCTTATTCAAGCTGCGTCAGGTTCAGGAGGTCATCTTTTACTTGGAAGAGAAGACTCCGCAGTAAGTGCCAATGAAACTATGGGACTTATCCGTGGCTATAGTTACGCAGGTAGCGTATGGGGAGAAGCTGCAAGAATTTCTCTTCAAGCTGATTCTAATCACATATCTACATCTAAACCCGGTCGCATACTTTTCTCCATTACTCCTGATAGTGCGACTACCCCTACGGAGCGTTTTAGACTTGATAATGAGGGTAGAGTTGATCATTTTGCTAGTGACGCAAATGCTTATGACTTACATGTCGCAGACAGTGGTGCTACTGACGTAGCTTTTGCGGTTAAAAGTGGTGCGACTAGCCTTGACGACGGCACCCTAGTCATGAACATATTGGCAGATGGTGATATAGAAAATGCAACTGGTAGGTACACACAAATTTCTGATCTTAAATTCAAAGAAAATATTATAAATGCTTCATCTCAATGGGAAGATCTTAAAGCGATTAGAATAGTAAACTTTAACTTCAAAGAAGAAAAAAATTGGGGTACGCACAAGCAAATTGGTGTTGTCGCTCAAGAAATTGAGGCTGTTTCTCCTGGTCTTGTTTGTCAAAGAAAAGAGGAAAATGGCGAAGAGTATAAATCCGTTGCATACTCCGTGCTCTATATGAAGGCAGTCAAAGCTCTTCAAGAAGCGATAGAGCGTATCGAAACCCTTGAACAACGCCTAACTGATGCTGGCCTTTGATCTTAAATAAAAATCTCTCACGTTAGAATAGTTAAAAAGTAGTTGGTAAAAAATGTCTGGCGTTCTTCGTTTAAGCAATAACGTTACTGGTCGCAGCACCATTGTTGCTTCTGCAAATACTGACCAGACTTTTACTTTGCCTTCAATTGGCGGTACACTGTTAACTGGTGGAAGCAGCTTAGAAGTAATATTTCCTCCAGGAACAGAAGCCTTACCTGGTCTTCATGTACAAGGTGATGTAGATACAGGTTTATATGCTCCTGCAGCAAATTCATTAGGTATTTCTACGGCAGGATCCCAGCGCCTAATAATTGACGCTTCTGGCAGGGTTGGAATTGGAAATTCAACTATGTACCAATACTTAGAAGTAGGCTTTACTGACGACAATGCTACTTTTCAAGGCACTGGTGCTTTCGGAGATTGGGGTGCAGGTTCTAGAGGGATTTTACTTGAAAACAAAAGTTCTACTACTGGCTCTAAAGTATTAGCTCAATTTAGAAACACTGCTAATGATTGGTTTGCAGGCACCGCTCATAATGGAACTAACACTGATTTTATACTTCAGCGTGAAAATTTTGATCCTACCCTAATAGTTAGTGCCGAGGGCAGGCTGTTGATGGGCACACCGTCTGATATTACTGGTAGTACAAATTATATTCTCCAAGCTGCAACCACAGGTGGTGGAAGTATAGCTCTTGCTAGAAATGATGGGACAGTAGGAGTAAATGAATCCATGGGGAGGATTACCTTTTATGGTAATGACGGGGGAACTTATGAAGCTGTTGGTCAAATTGATTGTCAAGCAGATGATCCTCATGCAGCAGGTGACAAACCAGGTCGCCTAGTGTTCTCCACTACTGCAGATGGTGCGTCAGCAGTAACTGAGCGAATGCGACTGGACAGTTCGGGTTCGTTGTTGATTGGGTCTACTCAAAATCAGATAGTTGGAAGAGGATCTATTGGCGGACGTCTTCAAGTTAGTGCTGATGACAACGAAGCAGCAATAACAATTAAAAGAGCCACTGCGGGTGCATTCGGTAGCTATCTTGGCCTTGGTAAAGCGAGAGGAACACTAGCGTCACCTAGCATCGTTCTAGATGGTGATGAACTTGGAACAATTTCTTTTGGAGCTTATGACGGAACAGACTACGCATCATTTGCTGCACAAATCACAGCTATTGTAGATGGTCTTACCGGTGAAAATAACACTCCAGGGAAGCTTCATATCTATACGACTCCTGCTGGAGGTAGTCAATCATTGGCACGAATGCAGATAGATGCTCGTGGGCAGTTTATAGCTATATCAGATGGAACAGGCTCTGTTGACAATATGTTATCAACTCTAGGTGCCAGTAGTAGTAGCACAAAACTACTTTCTTGTCGGCGTAATGCAACTAGTGAAAATTTTGGATCAGGAACAGAAGTCTGTGTAATCCGAAGAAATGGAGATCTTGATAACACGAACAATTCGTATGGCGCTCTTTCTGATATTAAACTAAAAGAAAATATCGTTGATGCTGGCTCTCAGTGGGAGGACTTAAAAGCAATTCGGTTCCGTAAATACAATTACAAAAAAGAAACCAGAAACGATACGCTTACGCAACTAGGTGTTATTGCACAAGAGCTTGAACTTGTTTCCCCTGGCCTGGTTACCACTACTCCAGACCTGGACGAAAACGATGTTGATCTTGGCACAACTACTAAAAGTGTCAAATATTCGGTGTTAACCCTGAAAGCACTTGTTGCATTACAAGAAGCCATGACTCGAATTGAAGCTCTTGAAACCGAAGTCAGCTCACTTCGAGCTAAATGATTTAAACTAGTATTACTAGGACGTAAAAAATGAGTACGCTACGCGCATCTAATTTGATTCATGGTACTACAAGTATCAACAACATTGTTCTAGATGGACAAGGTCGCGCAATTTTTGGCCCTAATAGTTCTTTTGGTCGCGCTGCTCTTTATGTAGATCCGCAAACTAATAGAATAGGAGTTAACAAGGAGACTCCTACTGTTGCTTTAGATGTTGATGGCTCTATTAATGCAACAGGAAGTCTTAATTTTAGTGGTACTTTAAATCTTACAGCAGATTTAGCAGTTGATACAAATACTTTATACGTAAATTCAACTACTAATCGTGTCGGACTTAAAAATAGTTCTCCTCAGTCTTTGCTACAAATTGGGTCTAGCACACCAGATGAAGAAGTTTATATTACTTTTGGTAAAACACTAGCATCCACTCAAACTAATCTACCTGTTATTGGACAGACGTCGCTTGATGGCGTAAGTAATGATTTAGCTATTGCTACTCGTTCTAGCACCGGAAAATTATTATTTTATACAGGGGCAGCTAACATTGCTAATATTGGTATAGGTACAAGTGATAATAAAGCCCGTCTTCAAATTAATGAAGAAGGTCAACTTTTAGTTAACCCAAACAATGCATCAACAGGTGCAGCTGAAGCGGTTGTTATTTATGGTTATGGTGATAGTAACAATATCTTAAAAGTATATGGCGCAGACGTAACTGCCGCGCCTTTTACATCCTTAGGTATAAATGGTGATATCGCATATGTAACAGGAGGCAACAACGGCACTGCATTTTGCAATCTAGCCCTCAGATGTACGCCTGCCACCGGAGTGGAAGCAACAGAATTATTTATATCAAGCAATGATGGTACATATGCTGCCTTCTTTGGTGGAGATGCAAGCAGTAATGTTACGAACAGTAGCAATAATGTTCAAGTATATGGAGGAACTACTAACCGACCAAGACTTAGCCTGATAACGAGTGATACCAGCATCGGAGATACCGCTGAGCTAGGTCGCTTTAACTGGTGGAATAACGACGGAGGGACATACGATGAGCTTGCGTATATGCGTGTTCTTGCTGATCAAGCCTTTAGTGCTGGTAATAAAGGATCACGTATTACCTGGGGCACTACGGCTAATGGTGCTACAACACCTACTGATCATATGATCTTGAGTTCGGCAGGTGATTTAACAGTTAGTAACGTTTTAAACGTAAGAGAAGCAATTGATTTAGCCGATAATGATGTCTTGCGCTTTGGCAGTGGTGATGATTGTCAGATGGTGCATGATGGCTCACATTTCTATATTAAATTATTAGCTGATGACGACTTAATTATTAAAGATGAAAACAACGACGTAACTGCACTTAGGCTTGATTCTAGTGCTCGTCGTCTTTATGTTCAAGATAATATATACGCTGGTTATAACTTAACTGATTACAATAGCGGTACAAGTAATGCTGTAACTACATACTGTAGAGATGCTGCTAATCAAGCTGCTGATACATGGACTGCCTATGCAAGTATCACTGCTGATTTCCGTGGTAATGCAAATGAAACAACTACTGAATCTACACATCATTTTATTTCAGAAATAAAAGACCGAGCGGGTAATAGAACTGTTATTAACAAACTCGATGTTAACGGATCGCATTGGGCCTTTGGAAGTGTGTATGCAGGACGGACGCAAAATTCTACAACCAGTACAGCTACAAATTACTATCAGCGTACTGGTAATGGCTATGGATTTCATAGTTATAACAGCATACCGTATGCGACGGGTAAGAAATATGGAACTACCTATCGCGCTTATATAAAAATGAGTGCAGTATTTGATGATGCAGATGATAGAAAAGCTTTGTATGGGATCAAATCAGATGCTGATAGTGTTATTGATTACGACGCAGATCAATATTTAGCCTGCTCTGCAATGGGGCGGTTTGATGTAAAAGGTGGTATTCGATCAGGGCGTGTTGAATCAGATGAAGCATCTCCTAACCAAATTTATGCACCAGTAGGCTGGGGTGGTGGTACTGGCATATTATCGTACACAACCAATAGTAATTCTTACACTGCAATTTATGGACGCACTACAGCTAATACCGATCCTGTCTTACGCGTCCGTGTTAACCAAAGTGCTGATAAAGTACGTATTCAATCAAACGGTCAAGCTTATACAGATGGAGCTTGGAACAATGTCCCTGCTGACTATGCAGAATATTTTGAATGGGAAGATGGTAACCTTAACGATGAAGATAGAAGGGGTTTGCCTGTAGTCTTAGTTCAAGATGGCAAAATTCGTATTGCAACAACGGAAGACGATAGTGAAAGTATTATCGGTGTTATTTCAGCTTATCCAGCATTTGTTGGCGATGCAGCGGAATTATCTTGGCATGGAATGTATGAGAAAGATTCTTTTGGTAAACCTGTTGAAGAAGACGAGTTATGGTTGATTTGGAACAAAGACTATAAAGATGGACTCCCTATCAACCAGCCAATTGCAAGTGACCCAGATACCTGGGGAGCTTCTGACGGTTTTCCTTTGTCAGATCTTCCAGGCATTGAAAAAGCCATGGCTGATGGAGTAGATACAGGCATTCCACGCTGGGCGATTGCTCAAAATTGCATTGTCAATAAGCCAAAGCAAATTGTATCAAGTGCTTATGATGCAAGTAAAGCCTATATTCCAAGATCAGAACGTAAGGAATGGGATACTGTTGGTTTAATTGGAAAATTACCAGTAGTTAAAGGTTCTCCTATAGGTTCTAGGTGGATTAAGATGGGTGAGTTGTCCGATACCTTAGATCGTTATTTTGTCCGTTAACTGCTATAGTATTTAGTGTTTAAACAAGACTAATGGCCTGTAAAAAAAGTGAATTGATCGAAGCTATTAATACTTTGATCAGTGCAGTATCAACGAGGAACCAGAAGCTCTTAGCTTTTAGTTCTGAAGAGCTTTCATCTTGTATTGATACACTTGAATTCGAGCCAGAAGAGGAGATGATTAATGACGATCAACCTGAGCAAGTCGGCTAAGTACTACAAGGAAGAATCACATCAGTTAGCTGCCTGGAACTGGCTAGAAAGTCAGCTATCTGATGCTGTCCTTGATGAGTTTGCTGAACTGTATCGTGCTGGGCCTGTTAACCCCAGCACTAAAATCATCACACCACAGATCTGTCAACAGTTAACTGGTTATTCAGCCAGTTCTTTTGACGATACTTTCTGTGGTGACTTTAATAAGTTGCTAACGATGACTGGCTTTGACAAGCACAGAGAAGCAATGTGCATGTTGATTGCTAATCTCATGCACGAAACTGGCAACTTTAAGTGGATGTCTGAGATTGCTGATGGCTCAGCGTATGAAGGACGTCAAGATCTCGGAAATACGTCCCCTGGTGACGGGAAAAAATATAAAGGGGCCGGAGTCTTGATGCTGACAGGTAAGTACAATTACTCACGTGCAGCAGAGAAATTACAAGACCCGCTTATCTTGGAACGCGGATGGAAATATGTAACTGATCAGTATCCGTTTAGGTCCGCCTTAGGCTGGATTGAAGATAATGATTTGTTAAATGTCTGTCTTACAAAAGGATTCGACGACTGTTGCTACCGAATCAACGGAGGTTGGAACGGGTATGACGACCGGGCCGCAAAATTCTCCATCACTAAAAACGTATTCGGCGTTTAGTTCTACCGTCAGTGTGTTCTTAGGCATATGGGCTTTAACGTCCGTTACTATTTTATTGCGAGCAATGAACTATGTCTAAAGATAAAAGGATTCGTGTCAACGTTTGCTGGACACAAAGTGGTGAAAACCATTGCAAGACAATGGAAAAAGAAGAAGCCTATGCTCTCAAGCGTTGGTTAGATAAGAGCAAAGAAGGCTTTACATATTGGTTTCAAGCACTTGAAAATTAATCTTTTCTTCTACGTTTGAGGCGTTTAGAACGCTTAAACGCTTCATCACTCCACTCAGGAGCTTCTTTTTTGTACTGCTTGATCGCTTCATCAATCGTATAGGGAAGCATTGCTTCGTTCTTACGACGCTCAAGTTCTTGGGCGATACGATCTTTATCACTCCTCAAACTCCATGTTGCTAAGAACACAGCATCTGGAGGAGTGACACCCTTCACTTTTTTACAGAAGGCTTTAACTTAAGTACAGCACGTAGGACAAGCTGGATCACGCTGTTGTCTTTATACTTAGACATACCAATGATCTCAGACGCTGCAGCAATAATGATCCAAGTAATTGGACTGGATAAAATTTCTTGCATGATAGAACTAATGAAGTATAACTATTCTAACGATCAAATTTTTCGTCGTTTTCATGCGGCGTATAAACAGTAAATTTATATTTACTTTTTGTTTCTGTTTTGGTTTCCCAGAAGTAATCTTCTGATTCCCCTAAACGCCCCCACTTAGCATTTGGATATTCGACATTGAAGTACCTGGTCGAGACAAGAAAATCGGGTGTCTTAAGTTCTTCTGGCGACAAACTAGGGTCAGTAATACAACATCGGTTGTTGGGGTACGCTGCGAATTGACCATTTCGCAATGCAATGACATTGAAGGATTTATGTTCGTCTGGCGTTTCTGCGAAAGATAAATCAGTCCTAGAGCGGTCCCCATTAAAACTGTCAATAGTAAACAGATAATCTCCGGAGAGAGAACCGTGGGTTTTGGTTCTGATTTCCCAGCCCATTGTGTAGGTAAGATTTTTTTCCAAGGTGGTAATGTCATAGCTAAAGCAATTCCAAAATTGAAGTTCTTCTAAAGGCAGATCAGGTGTGGGTGCTTCTGGTATTTCTGGATGATCTGAATCCCATACTAAGAAAGCAGAAATAGGAAGCTTGTCGTATAACGCACCATATGACGGTATGAACGTCTCGAAGTAAAAGCACCGCCCTGGAAGGGATTTAATACTGACCCAATAACCAAGCACATACTCACCATGCCCATCACGCATATCGCGTAAGTACTCTTTACGTACCCAAACTTTTTGTGCGGGTGCATTCGTAATCAGTGTTGACACCTAATCACACATCGTATTCACGGCACTCTAACGCCCATGGCTCTAGCCTGCAATACTCTTTAAACGCTTCTGTTGGACGAGAAGATAACTTTATATCTGTTTTATTTTTTGTTCCTTCCCAATAGCTTCTAATCAAATCAACAGGGGATGTTACTAATGGATTAGTCATCACATATTTATCAGTCAGTATAGTTTACTGGGAGGTAGCGAAAGGAGCGAAGACCCCTGATGGGAAACGCTCATCATATGAATGATCTCTATCCCACGCTGCTTTCCATTCAGACAGCGAATGGTTAGGAGGAATCGTATTATACCAATTCTCTGTTGCATCTAAATTAATCTTGCTACCCTCATTTGGCGCTTCTAAATCAGGACCAATGACCCACGTTAAAGGGTTTTTTGTCACAGTATTTTCAAAATTTACTTGCACAAAAATTCCTGATGCAATCTCCGAAAATACAGGTGTATAAGCACTTAGTTCATTAAGCGTGACAGTTTGCGTAACTACCTGAGGGATTTCCAGGAACCCTGCACTGCTGTTTCCAAAATCTTCTTGCAACATATAAGCAACAAGAAAATCTTCAGTCATAATAAAGTTTTCTTCAATCTCTGAAAACTCAACAACTAAACCAACTCCATACTGGAATAGTTCATTGCGTGTAGCAGACACGCAGAACATGTACTCACCTGGAACAAGGTCGTAAAATAATTCGTCGCCCTTGTTATAAGCTTTTGGATCATATGTATTGTATAAATCTGACTGACCACCTGCTACATCACCCTTGTAGGCACGGGGTTCTTGATGAATAACCCGACTTTCAATCGGGTTTTTATTCATGTCATAGAAAGCAATCTCAAAACGAGTGGAGGTATCACTAAACCGATTGGTAGGTACGTAGTTACTAGTAGCTAATTTAGTGCCTGCTTTAATAGCAATTATGCAAGCATCATCTAATAGTGTAAGTTTGAACCAGTTGTTATAAGTGTCATTGCCATACCCCCCTTGAATGATCTGACTTTTTGGTCCAAGCGTTCCTGTAAGAAGACGCAAGGATGTGCGATCAAAACGACCTAGGTTAAGGGGATTAAATTGTGATCGCTCCCTTTGAGGTACGCTCGGGTTCGTCATCTATATCTTGCCGAGTCTGCGTATTGCTTTCTATTTTAGGATCTCTAATTGTTGGCCTATACAACTGTTTTAATAGGTAATCAATTGTCTGTCCTTTGCTTTGACGCAAAGCCATGATGGCATGTTTCTGCGGATCCCAATCCAGGGACAAGTATTGGAATGAAACTGGCCTGCGCTTAGCAGAAGAATTAAAGCTGGAGGTTGTATGTAAAGGATTTACACAGCTTTCATCACCACAAAGATTGGCTGCTGTTGTTACGTACATCCTGCCCACGTCACCCCAGAAGGCTTGGTAAATAATTTTCTTTGTCTGCACACGGTCAGTAAGACGACCAGTGTTGTGGCTTCTCCAAGAGGGATAAGACGGTGCTTTAAAACTTTTACGCACATGCCAGCAACCTTCGTGAGGTGCCTCTGGATTATCCATCACCACGTTTTTCATCACCCTAGTAAGGATGTTCTGGTAATCTCTGTGGATAAAGTTCAGATCAAGACCACAAACGTTGGATTCGATCTTCAAAGCGCAGTGATAACACCAGTGTCTTTCTGAGTCTCGTATGCGATGACCGAGATGGCAGGGAAAACCAAGGTAGAAACCTTGCTCTTCAAGGGAACCATTGGGATCTAGGTAACGAAAACTCCTGTCAATCACTGCTTTCTTGCCTCTGATGCCCTTCCTGTCATCAACATTGGCCATAGTTCAAGCAAAGTTGAGGAGTTGAGGGTCCAATACTAACTCTTTTATTCTATGCAGTGTCATTTTAGCCCGACATTTTAGCCGTAACTTTAGCCCTCAGACAGCGCAGGCCCAAAATCGCGGCCAAAGTTGCAGGCCAAAATGACACTACATACATGAAGGGAGTAGGAATGAACCCCTCAACTTCTGAACTCCAACCGTCGCATTTGAATCTCAGACTGAGACTGGTTAGCCATTAAAAAAGCCCCGAAGGGCTGGTGGTCAGTCAGCCACGCCTACTGGTTCAAGCTTCTTTCCACCCTTGCGGCGACGGCGTACCTTGGGGCGGGGGGGCTCGATCTCTTTCAGGGTCTCAGCAAAGACTTCCTCGAACTGGTAAGCGACGGTATCCCACTGGTACTTGGTATCCGTGGCACGTTCATAGCAAGCCTTGCCAACCTCTTCAAGCTTCTCGCGATTCTCATATAAGTCGCAAAGGATCTCACAGAGATGCTCGGCGCTAGGCACCGGCATATCACGGTTGTAGTTCATGTCCACATCAATGAAGCAGTTATCGATCAATGGTGCGGCACCTTCAAAGATCTCCTTGAGACTCGTGTGATTAGGCACCACCTGGGCGATGCCACAGGCGGCGGACTCATGGTTGACTAACCCGTGTCCCTCACCTTTACAAGTATTTACCGAGACATCGGCCGTGTTGTAGATAAGATTCAGTAACTCAACAGGGACTGAAGGCGGATGCGGAGACTGAGCAGTCATGACGATCCTGCCATTGGGATCCAGCCCACGCTTGAGCATCTCCCTGGAGAACAGGGGCATGATGTCCCACCCTTGATCTTTCAATCCCATGTGAAGATACAGCTTGGTATCTGGTCGGCCAACGGCGAACTGAGCAAAAGCATCAATCGTGATATCGATGCGCTTACGTCCTTGGTTCCGATTTCCATTGAAAACAATGAAGCCCTCCTCGGGAATGCCGAGTTTTTTCCTCGCTTCCTTCTTATTGACAGAGAAGAACTGTCCGTCAGTGACGCCGTGGGGGATTACAGTCACAGGCTTTTGGATTCCTGCGGCCATAAGTTCGTAAGCCCCGAAGTCTGTGTAGACAACAATGTTGTCCCAGGCATTGGCGTGGTCTTTCAAGCAGCCCGTCCAGCCGTAGCTGTCCATCGGCATGTAAGCAATGAACTTAAAGTGCTTTGCTTCATGCAGATCCTTGATCTTGGCATAGATCGCATTGACGATCCACGCATCATTATTGATAAAAATCAGATCGGGTTTTTCCTTCTCAACGATCTCGCGGACACGAAGAGTACCGAAGGGCTCCGTTTGGAAACGGTTGGATGAGGGATACATCTTGAAGTCCTTCTGGAATTCATTTGGATCACCCCACCAGTTATTACCCAATACAACGATCTCATATTTATCTTTCAATCGTGTAATCAAATTTTCTGTTACACGAGCAAAGCCAGTACGAGCAACGATGTCACCTGACCATAGGATCTTCGGCTTCGACATTAGTATTCTTAACCTTATGTTCGAGCTGTATGTTACCGTAAAAATCACGGTACTTGTTAACATCCTGGGCTAAATCAATCAGGGAAGGATAACCAGAATCAGTTTCATAGCTACGGATTCTAATGTTGAACAGCTGAATAGTTCGCTGATTCCCCTTGTAAACATTGAGGTTTAGCTGATGGTTGAGGATATCCATGAGCATGTTTTCAAACCGTGCTCGTGACATCATATTCACATTGTTGTTACGGCAAAACTCACCGTAGTTGGCATAGAGCCTTGTCTCTGCGTAGTGATAATAAGTACGAGCATCCTTAGCAGCAGGCTTGCAATCACCGATGTAGGACATGCAGTTGTTGTCGAACACGATGTTGGTATGCAGCCAGTCCATGATTGGATTGGATCGGATGTGTTGTTGCGTCGTGAATTTCTGGAAATAAGCAACCCGCTCTTGGGTTTGTAGCAGATAGCTACGCATGTCCTCTTCTGACATTTGCAGTACCCAGTTGACCAGTCCTGGCATATAAGGAGCAAACTCTCCAGATGTGGTATGGCGATCACAATTAATCAGAACCCTTTGCTGCTTTGCATTACCAGTGAAGGGACGATCAAAAGGAATTGTTAAGCGACGACGAAACAAGCCAGAGCTTGGGTCAGTAGTTTGGATCTGTTCGTTGGCTGTGATCATGATCAAGCCATCAAATTTAAATGTTGATTCTGTCTGCTTGTACTTGTGCTCACAGTTGATCAAGTCAGTACCCGTCAGGGCTTTGAGCATTGAAACGTTGCCGCCGTAACGCTCAACATCATTGAATAGCAGAAGCTTTTTATTAACAAGTTTGGAGGTTTCAAATCTGTTTTTCTCAAGCCGTTCCATGGTTGAGACTGCTGCATTGTCGAAACCAACCAGTGCATGACAGAGGTTTGCGAAAGTTGACTTACCGGATTTACCGGGTCCGACAATCTCAACAAAGCGTTGGATACTATCTGCGCTAGTAAGTACAGCCCTTAACCATGCACGAAGGAGTTGCACTCGCTCCCAATCATTGTGCTGTGTAAATTTCAGCCAGCGAACAATAGGTTCGCAGGTTGCGCTTGAGTCATACTCATAAGGCAATGAACGGTTGATGTAGTTTTCTTTCTTAAAGCCCTCAATCTCCTCTGTTGCAGTATTGAAAATGCCATTACGGAACAGGATCAACTCTTTATTAATGTTCCATTCAGAATTCTGCAGTGACTGAGACAACAAAATATACTGATCATTGATGGTGGAAACACCAAAACCCCTTGGCAGTAGTTCGTTTTTGATACGACTGAGCATGGAGTACAGCTCATGTTTCATCTCAGCTTCTGAAACCCCACTCCACAAACCCCATGCTTCACGTTCATAGATATAGAACTGGTTTGAAGCAGGATCAAAGAGCAACTTACCGGCAAACATCTGGGTCAAAATGTCACACAGTTCGTTCGCTGGCGCATTTCGTTTTTTATTCATCTCATTACCATCGGCATCGCCATCGAACTGCCGAGACTTTGGGAAGGTTTGCACCCTATTAAATGTGATTTCATCAGGTACTTCGGGTTCAGAATCCAACATTGCTTTCAACATGTCGCTTAGTGCCTCTATTGATTCATCGGCTACCGGCATTGCCCGGTATTCCTGAGATGGCTTGAAGCCATACTGTTTTGCATTGTGATATAAGGTGCCAGCTGTGATACCACCACCAGAAGAAAATGACCGCCACTTTTGATGGCAGGCACCATTCCTATATTTTTCAGACTGCTTAGACCATTCATCCCACTCATCACAGAGTGCTTCATCAACTGAATGCAAGGCTTGACCTGCGGTCAGCCATGCGTCGTAATCATCAGCACATTCGGGAGGCAAAGTCCATAATGCTTTGACTGCTTCTTTAACTTCAAAGTCATGGCCTAGTTTTGCATTGATAGCAAAGGATTCGCCATACATACGCGAATGCGTTTCGTTTGGCTTACCTTGCTTCATATTCTTCAGTACAATGCCAGCAAGAATCCAATCAGGAATCTCAGGCAATTCTTTAGAAAAAGTGAAGTCCTCTTGCTCTTTCGTGAAGTAGCCCTCAGTATCCGGGTGCATACCCATGAGGACGCCTTGGCACCGCTTCCAAAGTATTTCAAGTTTCTCGCCATCCCCTTCTGCATGCCAGGCATATTTATTACGGATGAACTTATCCCAATTGTTTTTGGAAACACGGTAGAGCTTACGCTCTCTACCCTCTCTGCCACTACAGATTGTCAGGGTTGGAGGGAGTGCTTCGTTGAGGGGCAATCCACTTTCTTTTTTAATAAGTTCGTAAACAGTAGGGCCATCGATGTCAATCCAGACCAAACCATAGGGCTCGTTGTAAACAGGCCCACCAATAAGACCAACAGCTTTGGCACGTCCTTCTTCTAGTTCTTTCCCAACATCTTCTACTGCGTATGGTTTGTTTTGCCAGCCCTGGATGTAAGGGTTTTTTCTATCACCAATCGGGGTAAGAGGCCAGTCAAGAGGGATTAAGCCAAGATTAATTTCGCCGGGTTTTAATGCTGAAGACATTTGATTCACTACTGGATCCTCACTGTAAGTTGTTTTGAGTTGTTTGTAGATTTTTTTGCAATGTCGTAAGCATGTGCGTGAGCGTCTGAGGGCAACAGAAAGCAGTCACCATCACAAGCTTCATCCAAAGCCTGTGTGATCGCTGAGATCCATTGCCCTGTCTGGATTCTTATCTCCATAGGGCCTCTTTTGTTTGCGTCTTTTAATCTTAGTTGTACTGAATCCAAGAAAAATTAGAGTGAAATAGAATAAATAAAAAGATCAGGCAAGATGTACGGTAACAATTTTGATTACACAGGACAACAGCCTGATGTAGATCGTGAGATCTTGCAAGAGATCATGGATGATACGCGAAACAATACAAATAAATACACCGCACAAGGATTCCCAGATTCTGACATGGGAGATCGGTTTGAAGAAGCTGGTGTCGGTGATGTTAGTGCCTTTTTAGACGAAGCTTATGCACCTTTTATACCTGAGCAAACTCCGTCTTATGCAGACTTTATGTCGAAGACACCCCAAAATATTGCCAATACAATTGGGGCAGTGCAAGCGCAATATCAAACAGGACGTGCTGCTAGAACACAAGACTTTCAAAACATACTGAATGACGTAAAAAAATATACGTATGGTGATGATGATGCCTTTGCTAATGCCGGTTCACCAGCAATTCCTAACACTGTAGATCTAGATAATTTGAATGGAAACAACGCAGCTGCTGCAGAAATTGATGCTCTTAGAATCAAACGTATCCAGGCAGTTGATGGCGAGCCTCTAGAATATTTTGCTGACACATTCGGTAAATCATTTGGTCTTAATGACTACGACAGATTACTGGCAGGAGGCCAGAGTGAAGATGTTATACAAGGTCGTATAAACCAGTACGCAAAAGAAGGAGGTACGTTTGGCGCAGGAGTAAAACAAATGGACTTTTTTGAACCACGCCCTACTATTGGTAGCTTTATGAAAGGCAGTGGCTTTGGTAAAGAAGATAAAGCACGAGCCCAAGGAGCAGGTTACTCTAATGCTGAAATCAGGGAATGGAAGAAAAAAACTGGTAATTAAATAAGGTCTCTGTCATAGACAGGGCAACGGTCAAGTTGTTTGTAGTATTCCTCTACAACCTTTAGCCATTTGTCCTGACAAGAATCAAGATGACGACGAGAGATTTTAAAGAGCTGCGTATCCTCTGGTGTTGACACAAGGATGGCAGCTTGCTGTACTTTCATGTTTAATGTCTGCTCAATACCAAGGGCATAAGCTCCTAGCTGCAAGCATGTTTTATTAAACTTCATATAACCACCAAGACGATCCCGCCATTCCACACTTCCCTTTGGCAAATCTTTAGGCCACCATCTGCAATATGGCTTTACGCTGGTCTTCAGGTCAGCAAGTGTCAGCTTGTTGCCTGCAACTCCAATGATGTCAGGTGATCCGACCCATGGTCTCTCTTCCTCGTCCCTTCCCCACACGCGCCCGATACCATCTTCGGATAAAGCGAACTCGTGTTCACGCTTCAGCGGTGTTTCGGCCCAAAGCACTTCTTGGAATTGGTCAAGAATCTCTGGCATCCCGGTCCAAAAGTTTGCGTAATCCGGAAGAACGTCAAAGGCTTCTTGCTTCAGGTACATCTCCATACAGCTATGTATCGCCGTACCACGTTCTGCTGCAGCTTCTTTGACACCAGGATTATTCTTGGACCACATCTCAAGCTTTTTCTTATTAGCTTCTGATGCGGTCTCTGAAATTATTGTTGTTACAGATGCTGCTGGCCCTGTCTGGAACGGGGTTTGATAGTGCCGTTTACCATTGATAGTGACCCTGGCAGGCTTATTGTTTAACGCTTTAAACTCTTCGGGGTCACGAGTATAAATGTCAAAGACAGTTTCAGTATCTGTGTATCCAACCACGGCGAGTTGTGTATATTAAGTTGAGTGTAGCGCAATCCCTGGTGAATACAACACAGATCTTTCTCAGCACATTACCAAAAGAAAAGCGAGGAGATTTACCATGGCAAATACAAGATGCCATGGAATCTGTACTGGATTGGTATAGCGATACTGACTACACGGTTTACGACAACGAAGCGGTTGAAAAATTTCTTGATACCCATTTCGAGCCAAAAGTTCGCGCTGCATATGAGAAGCTAAATCCTTTGGCATATAAAGCAGATCTAGCGAGGTACTGCATTCTCTATATCAAAGGAGGATGGTATCTAGATGTAGGCATCACTGCCCTTGGCAGAGTAGAACCAAAAGAAAATCTATTTGCTTTCCGCAGTATGAATAGATATTCCATGACGAGCTGGGCCTGTGACAACGGAATGATCTATTGCAAGGAAGGAAACCCTGCATTGAAACGTGCTATTGATCTTGTAATCTCAAACGTCTCAAATAAGTATTACGGTAAGACACCATTGTGTCCCACCGGCCCGTCCCTATGGGGCCGTGCCATTGCAGAATCTGTTAGTGAAGGAAATGAAAGCATGCTTTTTGGTGACTGTGACGAGCTAACACCCAACCTAATCATCAAAAATAAAGCATTTATCACACCGCAAGGCCAAATCTTGGCTGAATGTAAGCCCACACAAGGTGGTGACCTCACTGGAATGGGAGCAAGGGACACCAATAACTACAATATTTTCTGGCATAACCGGCAGGTTTACCGTTGAATCAATAGTTTTCCTGCTGTCAGGTAGGAGAAACGTGCCTCTGGTAGGACAGAATTTGCTCCTGTGATCTTTTCTTTTACATTGGTGAAGTAATTTTCCTCTACTTCATCTTCAATAGCTGGTAGTTGTAGACCAGGTAAATCAAAAGTACACAGGAGATAACCTCCTTTCTTAACCATTGAGAACAAACGGCGTAATATTTGTACATGATTACCATTGACTTCTTCCAACGTCGAGACGTTAATGACAAAATCAAATGCTTCCCACCAATCAGACGGTGGGTCTTCTAGCAAATTCCAGAGCGTAGTTCGTGGTAGATCAGATCGTTGGATGTCAGTATGAAGAGTTTCATATCCACGGCCATCTAATGCATCTTTGAATTCTTTGTGGCAAGTATAAGGGCCGCCTTCAAAGCCCCAGCTGGTGTTATGAACAGTAGAAGCTTTGCTATCTTTAGTCCGTGGTTTTGCTCCTAACTTTTCTAACGTTTGAAGTACCCATTCATATTCATATACACGAGACCATGCACCCCACTTGACATCTGACGGATCATCTGTAGAAAAATTTCTAAATTCAAGAACATCAAAGTCCTCGATAGGCCCCGTCACAAGCTTACGTACTTTACGATTCGGCATGCACCGGCTCAAAACTACGTTAAGTATAAGGATAAATACAGAGAATACATCTCTTTTACTTTTGGTTTGTTCAGCGGACCATCGTAAACATGGCTATGGAAATATTGATTCATGAAGTCATAAGGCTCTAGTTCTAAGTTGATAGGTCTAAAGACAGACCCGATAGCAAGATCTGTATTGGCTTTACATGTCTTGTTGGTGGTAACAAGCAAAAGCTTACCGACTCTTGACGCTTCTTTTAAGTATTGAATGTTGTATGCAGTAGGCAGATGCTCTAATGTATGGCGGCATAAGATCAAATCAAATGCATTGTTAGCTTGATCCTCTAAAAAGGAAAGAGAATCTGTATGGACAAAGCGAGTATGACTATTGCCATAGGTGAAATTATTTCTGACTACAAGTTCTTCTACGATGTCTAACCCTGTGTAGTCAGGCAGTCGTTCAGCTAATCTCTTCATCCAATTCCAGTCACCGCAAGAGGTATCAAGCATGCAGTTGACATTGAACTCACTGACAATATCGGTGAAATTCTCTAGCAAAGAACCTGCATAACTCATGGTGCTGCCTTCACCACTGCGTGATTCGGCAGACCCCCAGAAATTAGAACGATAGATATCGGTGAATGTTTCTTCTAAAGCGTGACACTCTTTACTGTTTTCCATCCACCAGAAATCGCATTCCTAACTACTTTATCTCGTTGCGAGAAAAATAGGGAATGTGATAACCAAGTATTGTTAGATGTTGCAACTGCGTCCGTACCCAGTTCAATCGCATGAATGCTACCCCACTTGTCTTCTTCACCTGGGGGATGTGGAGGACAGAAGGTTTGTACATTGCCATATTTTTGAGCACAGTAACTGAAGTGAATGTCTTCTCCGTTATCCCACGTGTAAGGCTTCTCCCTCCAAAGATGAGATAAGCATTCACGATTAAAGAACCAAGCGTGTCCAACAAGATCAACACGTTCTGTTTCTTGATTTTGCCCAGGCCAACCAGAGCGTGTGTGGTTTTCATATCTAAAACTATTTAATGTGACACCAGCTGAACCAAGAATAGGAGTTTGATAACCTTCTTCTTCTAGCTTGCAGTAAGTACCGAGACAGTTCTCAAACCATTCTGGCCCAGGAATCGTGTCATCATCAAACATTGCAATGTATTTAGTGTCAGCTAAGAGCGCCCCTGCGAATCGTCCGAAGAATTTGAAATTATAACTACAGTCAATAACCCTGTCGATATCAAGATACTCAAGGCAAAGGTCACTGTTATCAGCATGCTCATTAACCCATACCCAAATTTCTTTCGGTGGGAATGTCTGGTTGCGCAGAGCCTCAATTTGTCTCGCTAGATTCTGAGGTCTGCGATACAGGTTAAGGATAACCGTTACGTCAAACATGGCCCACTTGTTTATTTCTGCACTATAGTTCAATTGGCTTCATGTCGGAAGCCATTCAATTTAGTAAACAAACGTCTCCAAGGTTACGGTTTAAAAGGAAGAACCTAGGGCTTGATCAGCCCTTTTTTTTGTTATTATTTACAAAACATATAAATTTTTTTGGCAACTAGAGAAGCAAATCTTAGACATAGGTATGGCATTGGGGTCAAAGACTATGATGCGATGTACAAAAAACAGAAAGGAAAGTGTGCAATTTGTGGCATCAAGAGGGATAAAAATCTAGATGTAGACCATTGTCATCACACAGGAAAGATTCGCGGCTTGCTTTGCAATTGCTGCAACCAAGCCTTAGGTTTATTAAACGATGATGAAAAAATTATTAAGAAAGCAGCTGAATATGTTACTTCTTAATTGTTTCTTAGGGTTGCTTTGATTTGCCAAGCAGCGGTAAAGCAATCTTCAACAAGTTCTCCACAATAATTTTCAATATCAAAAGCATCCATCTTAGCTGCTATCTTGGCTACGTTTTTAGCACACATACCAAAAGCTTCTAAGTTCTCGTAGTAAGTTATAAGCATCGCAGTGCCTTCATATGCTTCGATATGACTGAATTTTTTATAAGCTGCCATCAAGCCTTTACAACACATAGGCATCAAATAATCAAGAGAGCGGGTAAGTTCTCCGAGTCTATCCAATTGTTTTTGGTGTTTTTTATATTGTCCCTTAGTGAATTCATGTACACCAAAGAAATTACCACCTTCAAAATTCAAATGTACGAGGTGCGCTTGAAGCATCAAGTGGGCAGCATGGCTACTAAGTGTTATGAGTTCATTAGCCAAACGGCTTACGGGTTCTTTTTTACTCTTGGGCTGGGGCTCATTGGATACTGGCTTTTCTGGCTGCCGCTCTGTAGTTTGTTCCGGCTGTACCGGAGGAATGCCACTATACATGAACCTTTGCTCGTGCTAATGATTTACATTCTAATAGAAAGACCGCTGGTAAACTAGATAAAAGCGATACTCAAGGCAGGCAATGGCTAGTTCAAGAAAGAATTTATTAGATCGTTACGCTGAACTTGGTTTTAGACAAGGAGACACAAAAAATGTTGGTCTTGCTGTTCGTTTAGAAATTGAAGAACGAAAAGAACAGTATAACGAATTAAAAAAAGACATTGAAAAACTTCCTTCCGAAGACAACAGCTCTGTTGTTGATTGCAATACACCTTATTCTCTTGTAGTAGGCGAGCTTGACAGCAACGACTTACTTAAATCAAAAGGTAAAAATGTAGAAGCTACCCAAATTTTAGAGACTATTAGTCTTAGAGATAAGAAAGGAAACGACCTGGGCAATGTGAGGTTTGAATCAGGTAGCGGAATTGGAGTAGCCTTAAGCAATAGATATAAAGACACTATTTATATCCATGGAGGACAACTTCAAAGCAACATCACAAAGAATTCTTCTGACATCAGCGCTAACTACACTGATTTGTTAGGTCAAATCAAAGACCTTCAACGTGAAGTTGAGGTGCTTAAAAACATTTTAAATGGTTCAAAGGCAACCAAGAAAAAATAATGTGTAATGAATGAACTTATCACAAAAAGAAAAAGTATTAATTAGCTTTCTAGGTATTATCTTTTCAGCCCAGATCATTCTCTATGGGATTGGTCTGGGTTTTTGCATGCGTAATGGTGGATTAAATGCATGTCCTGAAATCGGCAAAAGAGGAGAGATTATGTTTGCTGGAATGACTGCCACTGTATTAGCATTAATCACAAATATAGGTACTGGCGGCCGTACTCCAAAATGAAAAACATGGATGACGAAACCCTACACAACTGGCACAAAATAAAAACCCACCTTGAAAAGGTAGGTAAAACAGATAACATGTTTTATACACGTGCAGTAAGTATCACTGCAGCTAATGGTGACCCATTACCCCAAATCAATTGGCCGAGTTCCAGTGGTGAAATCAACTAAGTCATCAAGAGTTTTTATCTCTGCCTTATGCCAGTTTTGTTGAGCCTTAATTCCTTCAAGGAATGCTTTATAAATGTCTTCACCTGACAGACGTTTCTGTCCGAGGACATCATAAGGCTCTGTGTATTCACTAACAATCTCTTCAAAAGCATCGACACAGCGTCGGTACTGTAGATAGTGATTGTCAAGATCATCTAATGAACCAGCATGAGTTGTGTCATGAAGGTTTTCTCTTGACGCCTTGGTTACACCAGGCTCATCAAGTTCAGCAACAACAGGCTTTCCAAACGATTTAGTAGTCATCAATCGTGGAGAGTAGGTACAAATTCTTCTGTGCATCCATCTTCTTTAGAACATGGTGAGACATCTTCCCTAGCATCAACACCAGTACCAATCAAGTTCGGATCCATTTTTTCAAGTTGCCTGAATGCTGCTTGATCAAGAAAGTCTTTGATTGCTCGTTGTTGTTCAAACCACATTTCTTTGCAGTAAGGACCAGCTTCCTTTAAACAAAACTCTTGCCAAAGCCCAGTGAACAAACCATTAGTACGTCCTGAACGTTCATACATATGTTGCATGAATATAGTACGTTTGTTTTGTTCATTGATGTCCCAACCAACCATGTCTGGAGTGTCCATTGTCATAAGAATTTAGTTGAACTGATCTACTGATACTACCTTGCTAAAGAGACCGTGCACACTATCGCCACGAACATCAAACAATGCAGCGTGAATATCATCTTCTAAAGAGACAGCAAATTCCTCTGGTGTCTTGCCTTTAAAAGGATCGTATTCAACCTCAAATTCTAAAGTGTACTTAATAGAAAGTAGAGGCTTAGCTTCGATTTGCACGGTGTTGTTGTAGATGCTTATACCTTATCATTTATCCATTAATCTTTCCAGATTATTTACGGTGGATCCTTCGTATTGAGCAAGCTTGCTTTGGATGATGTTGGCATAAGACACAGCAGCTTCTACGATCTGCTCTGCATCAAGGCCTTGAGAAACCTGTGGGTTAGCAAGCAGGCCAGCTACGAGTGTAGTGACCTGCCATTCCATGCGTCCACCTAAGAACGCTGTTAAGGGCGTACCACCCTTGGTGAAGTTATCGAGGATGTAATAAATATGTTCCTCGTAATTCTTAGGGTCCATTGGTACAACTCCTTTTCTTTATCCTATTGCATGGAATACCAATAGGCATTGGATGCATTGGTGTGATACCGCTTCGCATTAATTAACTTAATGCGGCGCTCATATAATGCATTGATCTTGTCCTCGTTATAAGGAACCTCTTCTCCTTTTTCTAGTTCGATCTCTGCCACCAAGACTTCCATTTGCATGTCGATGTCAGTCACCGCATGCTTATGGCATGTCATCTTTAGGTCAGCATCCTTTTCATTAGCTGGTGCATCAAGAGTTGCGTAGAAGTTTTTCTGTAACGAAGGATGAAATTTAGTCCACATTTTGGTTGAGTTGTTTGTTGAGGATACGTTTGCGACTGATGCGGTACTTTTTGATGAGGCGTACTCCTGAGGGGAGTGGCTGACCATTTTCATGGGCTGCTCGGATTGCATCGGGATTCGGTACGTGCTTATGCTTGATTTTTTCATCTGACCAAAGGATGTCTTTGCCATTGTTTGATCTAACGATAGTGGTCGTGGTGACCTCTTCGACCATAGCGTAGGCTTCTTTGTCTTCGTTGTCCCATTCTTCTACGGGTTTCGATACCTCTAGGGCCAATTCCGGTAGTGGACTAATGTTGAATTGGTAATTTTTACCTATCAACTTGTTATCTTCTATGCATCCCAGTTGATGCAAGCGTTCTAAGATGCCACGCAATCCTTTTACTTCTGCTTCATGATGCTTGATTGCAGCATCAAGAAGTTTTTTCTCTTCCTTACCAGTAGCAATTAATTGTTCGTGGTTGGTAAGAGCGTAATGAATGCCATCCATCTTTTCAGAACGGATCCGTGCAACTTGCTCAAGCTCAGCCAGAACCAACTGCTTTGATTCAGGAGTGAGCAAAGGCAAGCTGTGCGACAGGCCAGCATAGTGCTTGTACAAGTCGAAGGTGTTGAGCTTGTTGAGATTAACAGCTGTGATTTGTGTCATCAGAATTGTGAAGTAATGTAGTTGATTGCCATTGCCATACCGAAGGCAATAGCGCTTTGAAATACCTCGGTCAGGATGTTGGTGACTGCTGAGAAGAAGGCTGAGAACATGATTTGAATGCGTTAGAAACTGAAAGTAATGCGGTGTGTGGGAAAGGAACAAAGCCTTGTTCAATCATGGCATCGAATAGATCCCATGCATGTGTTTCATCGAAACGTTCTTGTGATTTGTATACCCGCCAGTATTTCAGCGGAGCATTCTGACCATGTTTAGTGAAGATAATACTGAGACGGCCATGGGTTTGACCAATCTCTGGTGGTGCATAGTACCAAGCTGTAGCATTGTCTGCCATGTTGCCACGGCAGGATTCGATTAGTTCAGAGCGTTGTGATAGATGTGAACGATACTTGGCGAACCAAGTCATGTGTTTGCATGTGGGTTGATACCCAGGGATTTCTTCCTGTAGTTGTGGAAGCAATTGAACTTGACGTTGGAAAGAACCACAGTTGCAATAGGGCTTGGGTTCTTCAGGAGTCTCAGGTGTTTCATCAAGACCTGAACCTAAGATGTCCTTAGGATTAATCTCGGTCTTACCATCTGGTGAAATCAGATAGCCGAGATCGAATGCACTCAAGGTGCTTTTGAGTTTTGTCTCGTCATGAATCATCGAGAACTTATTGGCCCAACGACGTTGAGCTACTGCTGAGACGAGTGCGGTACTACCTTGAGACTGGTAATGCCAGCCTTTAAACAAGATGTAGCAATTGTTTCTCCAGATACTGGGTCCACGGAAATTTGGTCCGAGGTAAGAGAAGAAGTGCGGCAGTCGGGAGGTAAAGGTCTTGAAGGCATCGATGATTGGTCGTATGGCATACTCCTGGCTGGTGCCGTCAGTACGACACACAACAAGATCAGAACCCTTACGGAATAAGCCACTGATGTCGGTATCATCAAATTCAGCAAACGCTCTACGGATGTTTGCACGGGAATAGATAAGTGATTGAGCTTCATTTAGTGGACTTAGTTGTGTTTCCATTGATAAGATGAAATGAAATGATGTGGTGTGATGTTGAACTTTGAACAATCTCCAGAAGAGGAGTTTTGGAAGTTAAGAATGCATCGTGAAATAGAGAATACAGAATCAAAAGAGGAACTCCGCACGATCGCGAAGCTCCTCGTCAGCATAGCAGCAACTAGGCAGTGTGTGATCAAAGGTCTAGTACGTGATGCACTAGACCATATGTCATCACAACATACTGTCAGCTCCTAGGTTGTCTCGTTGGTTGAGGACTTTGACTTCAACGGTTTCGTTAGGGTTCCCCCCTCTGGACTCCGGAAGAATATTGACACCTTCCGCGATCCCATACGCACCATTGAGCCGACTAGCGTCTTGCTTCGAGTGCTGGTTGATGTAGTCGTTATACATCTCTTGGAATTTCCAGGTTGATTCACGATCTTCATCGGGGATAGAGAACTGATCAAGGGAGAAGGCAGCAGCTTCTTGAGTATTGAAGATAGGCTTCTCATACTCATCAACGCAGCAGATCTCTACGTTGTTCTGACCGCGCATGTCACTGACCAAGCTGGGGGTCCAGATGGTAGTGCAATAGAACTGTTCGTTCATCATCAGTGGAACTTCAGAGCCAATAGCTTTGGAGAAACACTTAGACATATCTGACTCAAACTCTTTGAGACTGCTTGATACATCAGTACCATTCAATCCTTTAAGAGTAAGGACAATAGGAAGCTTGTGGGCTCGCTTGTTCTCTTGGGTCAAGATGTAGATCAGGTATTTAGTGCGTACAGAAAACTTACGCTTGTACATCTCACCTTTGCTTTGTGCAAGGTCAGCTGCAATCTTGTCGGCATCCCACAGTTCTTTGACACGATCGTTGTCAAATGAACCAAGAATCTGACGCATACCTGATGTCTCTTCCACCATCAAAGGAGAGCGGAGGAGGACTTGAACCCGTGGTCGATGGAAGTTAATTCCCAGTTCCTTGGAGGTATTGGGGGGCATACCAAAGGTTTGTTCGTAGTCAAAGCTGACCGATCCTTTGTCAAAGTCTGTGACTTCCGCAGTCCAACCACAGTTGTCCAGATCGCTATTGCGAATAAACCAACCACGTTTCTTTGATTTGTTAAGGGGTTGAATAGTTACAAGCGGCTGATAACCAGCCACAAAACGCTTGTCATTAAAGAAAGCGAATGACTCAAGCGATCGTGTCGCAAGAGCTGATGAAGATTTCGTAGGCATTGAGATAGTGAGTTTGTTCAGGGTGAATTAACTGGGCCTTACACGCGTAACTAGCGTTGCCCAGTTGAATGATCAGTATAGATCAGAAGGGTGCGTCGTCATCAGCAGACGCTGGAAGATCTGGTAAAGCCTGTGCTGCATTGACTTCTACGAGTTCAGCCATGCTTTCATTAGCCTTGACCCATGGATCTAAAGCTGGGACAGGAGACGGTGGTGTAGGTGCAGAAGGTGCAGGAGCGATTGCATCTTGATGTGGTGATTCATTCTGCATGGTCTGGCCACCCCACAAAGAGGTGGGCATAGACCCTGCATTTATAGTGGTGCTAGGTTTCACCTCACTAGATACACCAGACTTAGGAGCAAGTGTCATCTTGTTGACTTGAATTTTGGTTTGACTTTTTTGTTCACCGCTTGCTTTATCTACCCATGCATCGGTAACTAAACGCCCACATATTGTGAGGCCAGTACCTTTATGGGTGAAATCACATAGCAGTTGTGCTTGGTTGTAACGATCATCTGCTTTGTTAATTGCATAAAGATTAAACAAATCAGCTTGTTGTTTGCCTGTATTAACAGACAATGTTTGATTCGTAATCATATAACCAGAGTCAGTACAACGGAATGACCTGGAATCTGATTGATCTACGTCACGAATACAACGACCGCCAAGGATAATCTCATTGACAATGCCAAATGTTTCGTGGCTTACTGCATAGATTGATCCACCATGAATGGTATGCTCCCTGGTTTTAAGATCATGGCGTAGTGTGCCACCGGCAATAAACAAAGTGCTGTTCTGCTTTACAGTAGAAAGCACTCTTGCCTTATCATCCTTGCCATAGACATGTACTGTGACAGGAGTTGGTGCTTTACCTGACGCTGGAGGTACTAAGCAGTCAATGATTACATTCGTACGCGTCTGGTCAACATAGATCTCTTTAGGATCATTTGATGCTTGGACAGAAAGATAGACTTTGTTCATAGCTTGAGAGTTTTGTTCAGAGTAGCTGGGACTTACACCCAATGGATGCCCAGTTTAATTAATGAGTATCAGCCCAGCAATAGCCAGTCTTTGCATCACCTTCAATCTTGCAACGGAAACCAAAGAAGTCACCAGCTTCTATGAAAGAACGCAGGACTGTACTAATGATTCCGTCTTCTAGGCCTGGTCTACAGGATAGTTGGATCTCGTCATGGATCATGGCGTGTTGATGCCAATCTTCACCATAAACATAGCCATCTAATTCCATATTCTTTTGTACGCCAATGACTACCTGTTTCATTAACACTGCACCAGCTGATTGCAACAATGAGTTCAGTGCTTGGTATTCACTACGGCAATACAATGGCCTGCGGTCGAGGGCCAACAAATGCCCTCGATCCAGCAGGCTTTTAGTTAGTGAGTCTTTGAGTTCTTGAAGAGCTGGTACTCCAGAATAGAAGGATTCGATAGCAGCTTTTCCGAGAGCTTTAAGTCGCTCGTTATCTTTTTCTGTAGCATCGATAATACTACCCGCCTTAGCATGTCCGCAGCCATAAAGAATCCCATATAGAAGACGTTTACTAATGTCCCGTGTGGCAACTCCGAACATGCGTTGATTGTATGTATGGATGTCTTTAGTTTCATCGATTACTACATCACCATATTGTCCATCATCCCATAAAGCTAAATATCCCGCTAGACACCTAAGCTCCAAAGCTTTAGCATCAGCACCGATGAGAACCCAATCATCAGGAGCATGGAATAAAGAACGGCATTCCTTTCCGTAAGGAGAATAAACAGCAGGAATTTGTGCCGTGTTGGGATTTCTGTGGCTACATCTTCCGGTGATGCATCCATTGGTGACCACATCACCATGCATGTATCCATCTTTGGAAACCAACTTGAGCCAACCGTTCTTACCATCTTTGATTTGACCGAGCCGTTTCTTAAGTAACATGTACTCAGCAAGAGGTTTAGCCTCAGGATATGGAAGGGCCTCAAGCACATCATCATTAAGGATTGGATTTCCTTTTTCAGTTTTGTGTTCAGGTTTCCATCCATACTTGGCAGTGAAACGATCAATAAGTTGTTGTCTGGAACCAGGGTTGAATTCTTCAGTGCGTACCTTTTTGAATGGGACTCCTTTGACATAGCCTCGTTTAGTGTTGTTTACTTTGGGTGTGAACCATTCCTCATGTTGAATAGGAGGAAAGATTTCTTTTAGTTTAAGTTCTAGTTCTTGTTTCTTAAATTCAAGTTCATCCACAAGATTAAGACATTCATCAATATCAAAAGGAAAGCCTGATCTAATTTGTCGCTCAATGGCTTGAGCGAAGTCATGCTCCAATCGATAAGCCGATTGCTTAATGTTCTGTCGTTCGATGACTTCGTATAACTTGGTAGTGACGTTGACATCTTGTTGGCAGTACACAAGCATCTCGGTACTGTATTGAGAAAAGTCTTTGAAATCGATCTTGTTATCACTGAGTCTGTAGCCCCAGGCTTTAAGACCAGCTGTTCCCCTGAGTCCAGGCGGTACGTTTGCGTAGTGATTGAGATCGAGGTCGTATAACTTTTCTTTTGGCCATAGTAATCTGGTCGCGACGAGTGTGTCGATGACATGTGGTTTCTTTGTAAAAAAGTTTGGATAAAGTTTTTCTAAGACTGGGATGTCATAAAAGATAATATTGTGCCCTATAAGAGCATCAGCATTCCTGATAAGCTCAAGAGCACTATCAACATCGTCAGGCCCAAAGCTAAGAGTTTGTTCTCGTGCGACATCATAGATAACGACGCAGAAGATTTGAGTAACATCATCATAGAGTCCGTCAGTTTCTAAATCAAAAACGTACCAATTTTCACTTGAAGTACTTGGCTTCAGGCTGAACGTTGAGTCCTTTATTGGCAAGCTTTTTGTCATTAGTGTTAATCCATTTAAGAATACTCATAGCACCTGTCTTATTAGGTGAACAGAAAGCTTTAGAAATTTGAGAAGCACGTTCGATCGGAATCAAATCAAACTTATTCTCTTCAACGTTAGGCTTAATAGCGTGGGGCACCCCGTTAATGTCGGTGGTGATCAGATAAGACAATTGAGTTGAGGACATTTGAAATTAGAATAGCAAAGAAAAAATAGATAGCAAGTAGATAAGTGTCTACTTATTTGTGGTAACCAACAAAGTCACCGTTGCGTTTGCGATCTTGAATTGATTTGCCTGCAACAGATCCCTTGGGCTGGGTGCCATGGACTAGAAGTGCAAACGGTTGAGTACCAAAACAATGACTGTCGTCGTGATCAATTGATAGACCCAGACCAGCTGCTTCCATCTGGCTGTAGACCACATGAGAGATGCGAACGAATTTGTGTGCATGACTCTTGAGTAGTGGGTCAAGGTTGCCACCTTGTGATGCAGTGAGGTAGAAGTTCTCTGGGATCTGGTCGAGGTTATTCAGCCACAGTTGTAGCTGTTTGGTGTAAGCGTAATACTTACGAGTTGGATTCTTGCGAGCTACACGTAGCCATGCAAGGAAGTAAAGCTCTGACCAGAAATCTCCTGACTCATGGATACGAACCAGCTCAATCTTAGACTTAGGATCTTTGGCGTCAATCGATTGTGTGATTAACATTTGTAACGCTTCAATCTTTTCTACTGGGTTGTTAATAGGCACCATGGTTTCTTTCAACATGTCCCAGTTGTGCCAACGTGCGGCACGACATTGAGGGCTTCGTGCCTCACTACTAGCAGCAAAGCAACGGTATGGTGCAGCATCAGTGTTGTTTGTCTGTGGCAGATCTTGGATCTTGCCAGTGACTCGGTCACTGAATGTCTTGCATACACCAGCATTAGGGCATGTGTACCCAGCTGGTAGTGAGAAGATCAGGCGCTTGCCAAGTTTGGCATTGCCTGTGGAAAACTTGAGTAGTGTCATTTGATTTTGTGTGGTGTAAGTGAATGGCCCCAGGACTTACGCGATGCTCTACTACCGCTGCCTGGTATAATTAATGATACGTTCACCTCTTAAGAGGCGCATAACAACAGGCGTGGAACGGCACCTGTTTTATCGGAGAACTCCAATGACCCTTACTTATCGTGGTCTGACTTACGAATCTCAGTCTGGTTTGCTTACTCATTTATTGAGCAAGTATAAGAAAGAGTTACGTCGTGAGAAAGAACTTAAGAAAGATCAAGAAAGAATGGCGGCAGGTCCAGCTATTTAATAAGATAAAGAAGTAGACAGTACTGTCTACGTTTCATGTACACTTATTCATGAAGCTTTACTCGCTACCGGAAGATAGCCAGATCAGGTTAGGCGCGTGAGCCACTGAATCTTCCATTACTGGATCTAGCTAGCACCAGGGCCAACTTAGTTCAAGGTCTTCTTGTTCCCACGCGGCGGGATCATAAGGACGTTGTGCTACGTAGTCTTTAAACAGGCGTTTCATTTCTTCAAATGGAACGTCTATTTCTTTGGCGATTACTGCAACATTAGTCTGTCCTTGGTAGATCAGATCAAGTGCTTGTTCCGTAGTGATTACAGTCATGTGCTTCATTGGTCATGTACTCAGGCAAGAACCAGTCACAACGGTCTTGACCTCTGTTGTTATGTTCACATTGTAGACAAGCGATAGTTTCTTGAGGTTCAGTTGTATTTGTTTGTGGTGCAATGTTGCCTTGTTCAAATACATGTTCAGGTACTTCTAGTGTTACGACTCTGTAGTCACAGTTTTGACAGTGCTTACTGCGTCGTCTGTAGTTCTGTTTAGTGATACGAGTAGTAATCACTTTAAGAAAGTGTTGGTTGCATACAGGACAAGCTTCAGTAAAGCCTTTCCTTGCAGCAGTGATACGTTCAGATTCTGTTTTAACAACAGCAGGTTTGCGATGTACCTTGGATGCACATACAGTCGAGCAATAAGTTTTAATACGACCGCGTCTGATGTTGTTATTGTGTTGCCATTTTGGACGTGTAAATAACACGCCACATTTGACACACGTTAACTCAACAGGAGGAACTCTTTTCATTGGGCCACATTGATTGTGAGATGATTGGGAATTGTTTGGTGAAGATTACTTTGCAAGCATCAGCAATCTCTTTGTGTTCTTGTTGCGTACCATTAGAAGTACGCAGATCTATGTAATGCATCCATGATCGGAGTGTACCGCTCATGAATAATTTTGTTGGTGAGGCTAAAGGCAATAAAAATCTTGCTGATTCCTTTGCAATACCATCAGATAACATCTCTTGATATAGATGTTCAGCGTCTTCAAAGAGACAGCTGGTTCGACGGTAGTACTCAGCAAGCTTGGACTTGCCTATCTTTTCAACTAGATCATCATTAGAGTTCTGCCTGTTCTTGATGTCTTGTGAACGTAGATGAGGAACAGTTGCATTACCAATTGCATTGGTGTTTGCATACCGTTGAGAGAATTCTTGGAAGCTAAAGCTTCTATGTCTCAGTATCTGTGGTGAGATACCACGTGTTGTATGGATTTCTAAGCACATGGATGCCATCTCAAATGGACTCCAGTGCTTATGTTTGATTAGATAAGACAGTAGACGTGGACTGGTAGTTGTGTTCTTTGCATTGGCAGGGGCGCTGACGCGAGCCATCTCTACGATGAGAGGCTCTGCCATTTGTGTTGCCCATACCAATGAAACAGTTGGTGTCATAATTAGTATTGAAAAATCCCCGGTTGTTCCAAGACCAGGGATGTGGTCCACTTCATCGCCGGGGGTTGATCAACAACCCCTAGCAGATGTTAAGCAGTAGCTGCTTCTGTGTCAATAGTGTCAGCAGTAGATGCCTCAGTGATCTTGTCGATCATTGCGGACATCATTACTGCATTCTCCTGAGTCTTCTTGAAGAATGCATTGACTCGTTCAGCGGACATGGTATGAATCATGCCACCGGATTCAATGTACTTCCAGCTGCCATCAGGTTGTGGTTCACCGTTGGTAACAGCAAGCTTCTCGCTGTTACGAATGTACTTGATCTGTAGATTGTGATGATCAGTTAGACCTTCACGATCAATCCAAGTAAGGCCAAGGTTGTACCGTTGCTCGCCATCCATGTGTGCATGGGGCTGAGGAATGAGGTGCTTGATTGCTCCGAACATGATGCTGTGTGATGTAATGGGACGGTTGGTAGGAGTGGCGGGATTCGAACCCGCACTGTAGCGATTTTAAGTCGCTTGCCTCTGCCAATTGGGCTACACTCCCGTTCTAGGGCTTACACTTTCGGTGTCTCCTGGAGGCGGCGTTACCTACCGGATGCCTAGCTGTTATCAGGACTGTAGCTGAAGCTCGCGGACATTCAATGCCATCTTAAGTTGATGTTCAACAATGGCACGATCAATGTCGTTGAGTCTGGCATTGCCAACGTCTGCTATCTGAGAGACGTGCATTACACCGTTGTCAACTGTTAGTTGCACAGTGTAACGAGGCTTGTTATCAATCATGACCAGTACGATCATGTGTCTGTACTTCTTAATACCGTCTGCATAGCTCTGGGAGCCGACGCAGTTACGTACTGCGCGGCCCCAATGAGCGAGCATGTGTGTATCAAGTGGTTGCAAGAACGTATAGGTATTAACTACCTCAGGTTCTGCCAGTGTGATGTCACCTTTGAGTGGTACTTTGATTGGTTCAGGGAATAGTTTCTGGGGTAATGAAGTCAATGGATTGTCTAGTTTCCATGTCTCTGCCATGAGGTGATCATGCCATTCAGTCATGCGCCAACGTCTTGGCTTAAGCTTGGCTGGATCTGTACCAGCTGCAATACATTGGGTAAGCATGGCGTATGTATCTCTCCATTCGTACGTATACATGTGTACGTTACCTGTTCTGTTGTCAATTCTTTGACGTGACTTATATTCTTTAGATGTTTCTATTGCTTTGGCATATTGCTTGCATAACATATTCAAGAAGGATTCAACAGGTAAGTTGGCACGTAACCATTCGTATCCTGTCTCAGAATGATACCCATGCATCTCGATACGAGATAGGTAACCATATCTTGAATGTAAGTAGTTGATATCCATGTCACGCCATATGCACTTGACGTGGCATACAGACTCAATGAATATCTGTAGTTCGCTATAAGGTTGTATCAATAGGTCTAAGTTAAATTGTTGTTTAGCATTCTCTGTGTCATATATAGTTTGTAGTTTATCCATTGCAGTGACTACCATGCGACGGAACCATTTAGATTCCCATACGTCTGTTAGCCATGGATTCTTATAGTGATTAGAGATCTTTTGCAATACATCATTGATGTCATGTACGTAAGAACTCTCTATAATGTTTAACCATTTAGGACGTGTGTGACTATGTGTTAAGAGCTTGGATAAGCCTGTGCCTTTATTAGCTACGCGTTCAAATACATTACGTGAGAAGCCACCTTTGTAAGTAGGTATCTTGCTTAGTAAGTATGCTTCCCATTTAGTAACAGCTTTGTATATAACGCTTCCATTACCCCATGATGAAATGTAATGATTATTGCGATCAATGCCTTTCCAATAACTAGATGAGTAACCATTTTGGATTGCTACATCGTTAACTAACAATGTATCTCTGTACCAATATGACTTACCATCTTTAACGTGTTGCATTTCTCTTCGTTTGTATTCATTATCTTCATCTGATTTAGATGATTGAAGCATGCAGGTGTTACATGCCTTACGTCCTGTTGCTGTGTCCTTATAGGTATAGCTCAGTCCGTAGTAATAAGTATCTTCTTCTTTCTGTGGTAACCATGCGGCTACCCATAGTTGTTTGTAGTAGTAGATAACTGCTACTGGCTGAGGTTCTTCACCGAACACTGGTCGTGTGATAAGACGTACCTTACCGTTTGCAACTGACGTGGAGTTGATGTAGTCAACTGCCTCTTGCCATGTTCGATCATTAACAATGTGAGTTGGTATGAGGTTAGATGGGTTGCCATTGGGATACTTAGCTTTCTTACTAGTAGTAGTTGTCTTTGGTTGTAGTCTCTTGAGCGTCTTGTCATAGGACATGACTTCAAGTTGAAGGTTGGAAGGAAGATTGAATCGCATTTGATTTGATGTGGTGTAAAGGAAAAACCTGGGACTTATACCGTTTGGATGCCCAGGTTATTAGTTAGTCAATGTCAAGTTCCCATTCAAGATCTAGTGGATCAATGAATTGGATCTTGTCGTGTTCAGTACCATGTACCGGTGGTGGAAGTTCGTCTGGCTCTAGGACAAAGCTCGCGCTACAAAGCGCTGGGCCATACTCTGCAGGATGCGCAGCGTCAGCTGGATGGTAGGTAGCAGGAATTGTCTGCACCATGTCAGCAATGTTGGCAACAGCAATCCAGTGAGACGTTCCATCGGGTTCAACAAGGTCAAGGTAAATGTTGTCAATTGAGATGATGTTGGTCATGAGTTCTCCAATAAGATGATTGCAGCTTGACGTAAGCCGTTGGTCTTACCGCAGCCTATGAGCCATGCATCAGAACCTACTTTATGCTTGTAGGTTTCGTCATGTGATGCATCTGCTGCGGCAGAGATGATGAGATACTTCTCCCATACTTTGTCACGGTAGATGCCAGGAAGTTCAGTGATTGATGAAGTCATTTGATTAGATGTGATGGATGGACATGGGTAGTTTAAAGACATACCCAGGTCTAGTTCATTGGTATCTATAAGTCTTAATAGTTGTGGTCGTGGCTGTTCCCAGGGGGTGCAGGGGGACTGACTTACTGGTCGTCAGACCACATGGAGTTGTCTTCTTTGTACTCAGGTAGATCTGGTACTTGGAAGGAGGATATATCTGGTAGGTCATAGCGTTTAGCTAAGCCCGTACCAGGTAGTGATGTGGTTCCTTTTAGGTGGCCAGTCTCAACATTGATGTTGATTGTTTGGCTGAAGGGACCAATCTTAAAGGTCTTGGTGTAGGACTTGACGCCACGCTCGGTGATATTAAAGCCGAGGATGGACTTGTCAAAGTTGAATGCTGATTTCTTACGTGTCATGTTGAACGCTTCCGCATTGCAGGGTTTAGATCACTGAGTGCAATTAACTGGCAGATAGTTTCTATCCTTTGATAAATTTGCGTGTCAGTTGATTGAAGCTCTAGCACCTTGTCTTCAAGATACTCAATTCTTTCTAGTAGTTCTCTCTTTTTCATACCAAGTCTTCAAAAGCTGCTTTCTTACGTGTCATGTTGAATGATTTTGTAGAGGTGTAACTATGAAAGGATGTCAGGGATGATGTGGTCAGGATCTGACTCATCCATGTTGGACATGATGAATCGTTCACCGTCTGGTGACATAAAGCCACCGATGAACTTGGCACCTGCCTTGTCAGCAGCTGCTTTCATCTGAGCAACAATCTGCATAGCACGTAGCTTGTCATCAGTAGGTAGTGAGTCTGGAACTTGGAGGTCATTCATTTGATTGATTAGCGTAGCTTATGAGTTTGTGGTTGTTTGCATAAAGGCCTTGAAGCGTTTCGCTACGTCCCTTTGTGCATCCATTTGGTCATGGGCTCTCTTCTCTGCTTCTGCAGAGGTGATCTCTTCATTCATCATGAAGGCTGTTACTAAGCCTGCAAACTCTTCGTTCTCTTGTTCGTCGAGCCAGTCGTCTAGTAGCAATGGTGCTGAGTAATCATCACCATAGTTCTGTGGAGATGGATCGAAGTCGTCCAAGTAGGCTTGGTACTCTTTGAGTTGCTTGTCTGTAAAGGATGCCATGTGATGTAGTGATAGGAAACCCTGGGACTTATGCATTGTAGCTGCCCAGGGTATTAGTTATTTGTACTGTTACTAGATGTGTCTAGCAATAGTAAGGCCGCTCGGTGGGATAGTCCAAGGCATATCCCGAACCGAGTGTTGCGTGAAGGGCGGTAAAGCCTCTGCTGTCATCAATAGGTGGTTGTTCGTAGAGACAGAGGTCTTGGGTGAGGTCGAGTAGTCGGTTGATACATTGCTTCTTCGTGAAGATGAAATGGGTTTGGTACGCTTGCCCGACTTCGTACCACCAGCCGCCTTCTTCCGGTCCACCAAATTGTTGGTTGACGTTGTGGAGTTTGATGCTGGTTGGTTCTGCACCGTCCCAGTCGGTTGCCCAGTTGTACTGGTCGATCCAGTATCGGGCTGCTCCGGTGCGTGGATAGCGGTTGATGTAGTCCTGGAGGAGTGAGGCCATAGGAGGATTGAAAGTAAAGCAATGATGTGATCGATGACGTGAACCTCGACAGGTTCAACTGTGGGCTTGAGTTTCAAAGGAGAGCCTCAGGGTGATTGTCAATGAACTGTTCGTAGACATGGTCTACTTCTGGTTCGTCCATTTCCTCACGCATTGCGTTCTCTTGTTGATAAGCAATGTCTGCAAGGATGTCAAGGTCGTCGGCCTTGATCTCTTGCATGAGGCGATGGAGTTCGGACATGGTTGACATGATGTTGAATTGAATAATGTGATGGGACAGGACAGTTTAAGGACATGTCCAGGTCCATAGATTAGCGTTTGAGTAGTCTGTAAAGCCACCTGGCTATTGCATTTCTTAACCCTGGTGACTTATAAGAGTCAAGGGTGCAAAAGTTATATTTAGAAATGCGGAAGGTGTGTTGTGCCATGTGTCTTGCAAATAGAATTATGCGTTTGGAAAGTGTTACTTAGAAGCTAATGAAAGGAGCTTGAATAGTGTTGCTTGGTGCTGGTGATTGGACATAGCGTTGGCAATAAGCCATGACTTGTCCATCGTTATAGCCTGCATTCTGTAGTTGATTGATACAGATACAGGCCTGAGTACCAAGCTGAGATATACAGTAGTTCATAACAGGACTAGCCTGAGAACTGGAGTAGTACTGAGCCTTGGCTTCCAACCCTGCGGTTGTGGCGACAAGGAGGGGGAGGAGGAACTTGATCATTAACTTAGAAGCGGATCTTCTTGTTGATGTAGCTACTGTCATTGTCGTAGCTAGTGGTCTTAGTAGTTGTGTCTTCCTCATACTCTTTAGAGTCTCGGAATGCTTCACGTACTACTAATGCACAGCCAGTGGCAACGATGAAGGGTGCTGCACCGACCATGGCTGCGATACCAGTAAGACCGGCACCAAGTGCGATTGCTTGTGACTTGTTGTTCATGATAGTTGTAGATCGTCTTGAAAGAATTGGTTTAAAACGTAACGCATCTTTATATCATCGGAGTTAGTAAATTCTTTGCTCCAATGAGTAACAATGCATTTCGTCTCCTGACATTCAATAGTCAGTCGTGTCTCATTAGGTAACTCAACTGTTAGATCGTTACCTGGTTTGATGTCAATGAGCATAGAGGTGTGAGCAAGAGGTAGGACTTACACACCTGGCGGGGTGATGCCTATCTCTTAGTTATAGATGGGGGATTCGTAGATGAATCCTTTCTCGAATGTTTTCCATGCCTTATAGATAGCGGCACGGATCTCTTCTCGGTTGTTATAGATCACCACTGCTCCTTCCCAGGCTAGCTGGGTGAGCAGGATGATCAGTGCAATGGCATGTACTAACAGCCATTTGAGTGGTTTGTGTAGGTGCCTGCGATAGAACTTACCAAAGGCATAGCCTGCCTCGTAGGTGTTCTTGACGCAGTTACCAAGGAAGTTCAAGCATAACAATAGGGCTGTGATGCTGAACAGTTCACCACCTAATGCATAGATACGCATGGCGGTAGTGATGAAGGTGTCAAGGTGTGACAGGATGTGAAGGGTAGTCATTAGTTTAATGTGTAATGGTTGATGCCCCCTCGTGTAGAGAGTGAGGAGGCAATAACTGACCAGGGCCTTCGAGGCCCCAGCTCACGCTTGGTGATCAGTTGTCAGGTGAGATACGCTTGGCAACCTTCCTGCGAACGTTGTCAATTTCGTATGTCACTTGTGCTTTGCTTGGCACACCTGGTGCCTTAGCTTTGCTGATACCATCTGCTGTGATATGCAGAAGGTTGGATAGATTCTTGCGGATGTTGAGTGCAGTCATTGTTCAGTAGGTAGTGTGTGTTGTAATAACCTAGACCTTAGAAGCCAGGGCCATACTTGTTAGTGGTGGCATAGCCGTAAGTCTTACAGAAGTCCACATGAGCAGCATGCTTTTCAGCAGGCCAGTCATGGTTAAGACATTGCTTACGGGTAGCAGCTTCTAATACTGTAGGTAATACAACTGCAGCTGAGATGGTACTCAGTGCAAGTAACAGTGTACTGATGAATACAAGACGGCCATCGGCAAGGAACTTGTTAAACATGATGTGATGTAATAGATGCCACGGAGGTGTGGCAATAACTGACCCCGGCATTGCACCGGGGATGACCGCGTTTACGGATCAGTTGGTAGTGATGACTAGACGATGGATGAACTTCAGCTGGTACTTATCACCCACCTTGTTGGCATAGACATGCCAGGTGAATGGTACGTAGTCCTCTGCATCTGTTGGTCCATCCATTGTTGTTAGGAAGGACTTGAACATCTGCATGACATCAGTGATTGTCTTGCCATAGAACTGGAGCTGACACGTTGTGATCGTGACAGATCTTGTGTTGGTTGTTGCAATCTTGTCGCTGAGTTCATAACACTTGGTCAAGAACTCTTCGCACTTGATGTCTTCTGATGTGTAATTCATGTGATTGAATGTGATTGAACGCGAGAAGTTTAAAGACTTACTCAGGTCTTACGAGCTTACAGTAGTTTCTGAAAG